ATTATCACCTTCAGTTACTTTAACCGATTTTGTTGTTGTGTTGAATACTAATGTTTGCATGTTTGTTTTTATTTTAATTTTATTTGAAATCTTTCTTTCATTTGTTCTACTTTTTCTTCAGGAACTCCATGTGTATTAACTCCTTCATGTCTATTTTCCACAATAATTGTATGAACTCTATATCCATATTTTTTTGCAATTATTTGATAAAATCTCATCTCCCATTCCTGAGTGAATGTATTAGATATTACAATATTAGTGAAAAATAATGAATTTACCAAACTTGGATGCATTGCTTTATGAACTTTTCTTTTACACCAATTATGAGCATCCTTTAGTTTTGACCCATCAAATTCATACTTACCATTTTTAATAAAGAATTGGTCCGCCTCAAATATTTGCCAAGATTTCCCTAAAGATTTGGCAACTGTAGATTTACCAGATCCTGGTAGTCCTCGTATAATATATAAATTTTTCATTACTTATCTGAATTTAATAATCTTTCCATGTGATGGTCATTTGACATCTCAGATAGTTTTTCTCTATGTCTTAACAAAGGTACAACTTCTCTGTATACGTTGTATGGCCTAAATTCAGGGTGACCATCCATACCCACATCCATTCTCTGACCTTGACCAAACCTCATGTGGGTTGGAAGGTGACAGTGACCGTGTAAGTGCATCACACCTTTATTAAGACCATCCCAAGAACTTATGGGGTAATGCATCAAACGAAACTTAAATTGACCCATTTCAAGTGTGTTATAATGAGACACAGATTTAAATAACCCTTGAGACCCATCTCTATTGTTTTCTATATGATGGTCATGATTTCCAAGTATTAAATGTATATTTTTACATATAAGTCTATCCCAAAATTCACGTATTTGTTCATATCCGCCAAAAGACCAGTCACCAAGATGGATTAATATATCATCTTGTCCAACATTTTCATTGATGTTGTTAACTATGGCGGCGTTCATTTTTTCTATAGTGGAAAAGTCACGAGTTTGAGATACAGGTATTTCACCTTCTTTGGTTCTCCAAGCAGTAACTCCCCTACATATGTTCTTGTGGGAAAAATGAGTGTCGGAAGTTATCCACACGTTTGTAAAATCATCTTGGTCTATTTTTATCATAAAGCAAAGATAAGAATTATTCTGAAACTAAAAAAATTGCATTTTGTTCTCCCGCATATAATCCTAATATGTTATAATCGTAAAATTCTTCGGCTTCACTCATTGTCATAAGGTCTCTCTCACAAAGAATGGTGAGAATTTTCTGTTTTGAATATAAGATTCTTGGACCATTACCAAACTCTTCTACGATTCCAATAATTGCATCATCTAAACCGTCTAATATAACGGCACCTTCGGCAAATTGGTCAATATCGTAATTGTTGATTGTCATTTAAGTAAAAAACAAGTGATTTCAAATTCGGGCGATAAGTAAATTACCAGGATACTACCAATAAAAGATGAAAATCACTTGTTGTTAAAATGTAGATTTAATTTATAAAAATGTCAAATAATAAAAACGCGAAATTGAAGGTATTTATATAAAATAATAATTATGAGAGGATATTTTGGATTAGGTCAATTATCACCATCAGAAAAATCTGATATTTTAGACCAACACAAACAAGTATATAATGGATATAAATCAATGTTACCACAAGTTTCAAATACACAGCCATTATATGTACAAGATTATGCCAATGATAAAAACGGTATTACTGTGAACAATAAAGGTGAAGTTAAACATTATACAAATTTTGGAATCAATGAACAAGTTTCTAAAGAATCTATGTGTGAATGTGGTGGAATGATGTATGAAGGCGTTTGTAATGAATGTGGTTCAAGTTATATGGAAGAAGAAACAAATGAAGGTAGTGGTGAACCTGAAATGTGTGAATGTGGTGGAATGATGGATGAAGGTGTTTGTAATGAATGCGGTTCAGGCTATATGGAAGAAGAAACTGGTCATTTAGATGACATTTACAATGTAGAAGATTTTGACCCAAAAGCAGGGTTTGATTATATTGAAGGACCATCAAATGATGTTGATACTTTTGAAGGAATGCATAAAAAGTTATATGAAGATGAAGAATTGGATGAATTAGGTACTGATGAATTAAAAAAAGGTAAAAAATATAAATATGATTTACCAAGTTTTAACGATGAAATTGAATTTGATGATGAATTTGAAGATGAAAAGGGTGGCGAAAAAATGTATAAGTTTAAAGGAAAAAATAATATAAGTCATTTATTACCAGGAAAACATATTAAAGATTTTGTTGGTGATTTAGAAGAACAAGGTGGTAATGCCGCAGATATGGATGTTGATAATGTTGATTCAGAGTTTGATTTTGAATCAAAAGGACCAGGTATGGGAAATTCTTATCCTGTAACTGAAGAAGGAAATATGGATGACCCTGAAATTACTTACGATACAATGGAATCTGCTTGGATGGATGAAGAAGAAAGTTTTGACGATTTGATTAACATGGATTCAGATATTGAATCAGAAAGTGATAACCTTGAACAAATGGAATCTGCTTGGATGGATGAAGAATTAGATGAAGTTGATGTATCAGGATCTCAAGGAATATATGCGGATATGAAACCAGCATATGATTTTGATAGTGGTGGTGCAGGACCAGCAGGACCTTATCAAAGACGAAATGAAGATGAATTTAGACCAAATGTTGACTTAGGAAAATCTTTTGAAAAATTCAAAAGAAAAATGGCAGATAAAGATTTGGAAGATGGTGAATTAGATATTGATTTTGATAAATTTGACCCAAGAGAAAAATCATGGGAAGAAATTACAGATTATACAGGTGATGATGAATTTGGAGGAGTTGATGAAGACATAAAAGAATCTTTAATTACCCAAAAAAATAGAATCATAGAAATGATGAATAGAATGAAAGTTATAAAATAACAAAAACCCCTCCTAAGACGAGGGGTTTATTATTTCTGACAATATTTCGTTTTTTAAATTTAACCATATGCTGGCATAGGTTATATTATTATAAATGATTTTAATAATATCATAATCTTGAGGAAATACCGTGTGTATTATTTTTTTAATCTCATTTTTCTTATAATTTTCTTGAAATTCTTCCAAAGATTTGTTCCCATATAATACTTTATTTGGAATAAATAAATTACTAATTGTTGTTTTACGAGTAATTGGTGTTGCAAAAATTTCATTTACATTTTTACTAAAATCTATAATTGAAATAGTATCATGTTCTTTTTCCCAAAATTCAATTAATTTATCACTATTATTATCAACAAGAAATAAATGTTTTTTAACTTGATGTCTTCCAATTTTATTATACGGCAATAAATTATAATTTATAGGTAATTCAATTGTGTCATCTTTAAAAGTTAACATATATGTTGTTATTGGAGATATCTTTTCATTTGGAAGTAAATTTTCCTTAAGATACAAATCGTTTGTATTGTTGGTTTGTATAAACTTTGTAAACTTCCATCCATTTTTAATTGATTCTTCAGGTAAAATGATTTCAATTATAGAATTTGTGTAAAAATTAATTAATATTTTTTTATTTCGTATTAAATTTGTAAACTTTAAACAAAAAGATCCAAAAGATTTTTTTTTGGATAGGTGGTCAATATTCCAAACAAAATTATCGTGAGATAAATAAAGTGAATTATAACTAAGATTATCAATAATTTCATCTATATCTCTATAATTTGGTAATTCGTTAGTGTTAGATAAAAAAATAACATCTTCAAAATTTTCACATGTGGATAATAAAGTTTTTGTAAAATACTCACAACAAGAAACCATACGTTCTTGATTATTTGTGTCAGTATTTTTTGGAAACCACTCAATTAATATTATTTTATCTTCCCATTTTTTGAAAAGATTTAAATTTTCTTTAAATAATAATTTTTTTTCATTACCATCTAAATCTGATTTAGATTCTAAAATGATTATGTAATCTACCAAAGAACCAACTTCTTCAAATCGGAACATTATCATTTCCAAATCATATTCAAAAATTACCGAATCAAATATCTTAAAGTTTTTATCCATTTATATTGATAACTATAATAAATTTATTTATTATTAATATAACTAAAAATTAAATTATGTCATCAAAATATTTTATTCAAGACCAAAGAAATAATGTAAATCATTTTAATTATTATTATTTTACCTCAGCATTCACATTTAATGAATTGGGTAAAATCACTGAAATTGCAAGTAAACTACCAAAACAAAATGCGTCAGTTGGTGATGGAGGATCTGGCTCTGTAATATCAGATATTAGAAAAAGTGAAATTGCATGGATTCCAGATAATGATGATACCTCTTGGTTATATGAAAAAATTTCTGGTTTGGCAAAAACGGCAAATAAAGAAATGTGGAATTTTGATATTTGGGGATACCATGATGATTTACAATACACAACATATTATGGAGATGGTGGTCATTATGATTGGCACGCGGATTTAGGACCTGGAATTTCAAATAGAAAATTATCATGTGTTTTACAACTTTCAGATCCAGGCGAATATGAAGGTGGTGAATTACAATTAAATGCGGGTGGAGAAATAATTACAGTAAAAAAAGAAGTTGGGTTAATTTGTTTTTTTCCTTCTTTTGTATTACATAGAGTTACACCGATAACTTCAGGAGTTAGAACTTCTTTGGTTACATGGCTTTGTGGGGCAAATTTAAGATAATGATAAGAGAAAAAGTTACAATACAAGATTACGAAAGAATTTCAAATGAAAATGAATATTTCATATGGAATTTTATTAGTAGAGAAGAAGATTACCCTTTTGAAATATTTTCATTTTTTGAAGACCATGATGATGTGCACACATTAAGAGATGTGTTATCATATATTGATATTCCTTATTTTGAATCGTATAACGATAAAGATTCGGTTGATTTTTTAATGAATTTAGATATTTCTCCATATCAGTTATGGAGAAAAGATTCCGATGGGAAATCAATATTTTATCCACTTTTTGTTGGATTTAAGAAAAGAATAAAAATCAATTCTAGCTACGATAAAAATTCTTGTTATTGTAAAGAAGGGTTAATTGATTTAATATTTCAATTAGATCCTAAATTCATTTTAAATGTTAAATTGGATTAATTTTCTGTATTAAAAAAGAATACTTGAAATAATCTTCCGTCATTAATATCCTTACCAAAGTAATCCAAAGAAACATGATAGTTATCTGCTCTATACATAATTAATCGGTTAAATATGTTTCCAACTCTATCTACCATTTCCCATTTAGTATAATCTTGCATATCATGACCTGGAGGAGCTTGTTTATTATAAATTTCATCATGTTGTCTTTTATAATCATAAGTCATCCATCCTGTTTCTTTATGACGAAAAATCCCTGTTCCGGCACTTACAGGAGCATTAGGTGTTAGATAACAAACTGCCGCCCAATCAGTTGTTGAATCTGAATGGATCCAAGACCTATCATTTGCTGTTGTATATTGAAAAGACCCTGTATATTCACCTCCCCAATCAGTCACTTCTCCTGCAAAAGGATATAAAATATCTCTTAATTTTGATTTAATATCATCAGTTAAAAATGATATAGTTCTTTGTCCTGGATAATTTCCTCTAACGGCATAATCTTGTTTTAGTGCAAATTCTCTAACATCCATAGGATTAGAGTAAAAATCATCAATGATAAGCGAATTAAATCTCATATATTTTTGTTATATTCATAAGTATAAAACACAAAATAATAAAAAAAAATGATTAAATTAAATAATTTTTATGGATTTTGCTTTGTTTTAAACTATTTCTTTATAAATTGTTTAATTATGGAAATTAAAGAAATTGTGAGTTATTTTTTAAATAGCGATTCAAATATTTTAGAAGTATCATTCAGAACTATTGATGATGAAGAAGATGTTTTAAGAACTGATAGTATTGATTATTCTGTTGTGTCGGAATATGGTTTTGAATTAGAGACAGAATCTTTTAATTTTTTTGGTGAAGATATTGATGATGATTTAATTATTGAAGAAGATAAGATAGAACTTGATGAAGATGAACTTATATCTTTTCTTAATGAATATTATACGATTAATGAAAAATCTTTACCTAAATCAGAATTTTATTAAGGTCCAGTACGGGTTAGGCTGAATATGATTTTATATTCAGGACCATTTTTTCCGTATGGTGCAAAATCAAGTCCAGATAATTGGAGACTTTCAGGTAAATCGCTATCAACATGTAGAGTTATTCTTCTATATGATCTTTGATTAATTGGCATGTAGTCAAATTGGATTGCACCTAAATCATATGCGTTATAACTATAAGGAATTCTATAATAGAATATTTCATTTGGTGATTCTCCATATTCCCACATATCTCGTAATGAACCTGTAGTTGTTCTCTTTATCCAATTCATTCTAATTGATGCGTAGTCAAAGTGTAAATAAAAGTCATTAACTTTTATGTTGTTAAATGGATTTGGTAACATTGAATCACTAAAAACGGCATTGGATAGATAGGTACTATCTTTTATAAGCGCATGTGACGTGGTTATGACTGTCATTTTACTGACAACATATTTTCCACTTAAAGTTAAATCACTAACATTTGTAGTATACTTTTCACAAGAAGTAAAAAGTAATATAATTATTAAAAAAGAAGTAAGTTTATTCATATCACAAAAGTATGGGTTTTTACTGAAATAAAAAATATTTATTTGTATGACTTTAGATGTGGATTTTTTAATTGATTTTTTTAAAAAATATACCGGCAAAAAAAATGTTGGTGAAATAGGAGAACAAGATGCTCCTGCTGCTCCCGCATCTCCTTCAGCTGCTCCGGCAGCAGGTGGGGCTGCTAGCACAGGTAAAACACCAAAAAAATGGGAAAGTGGAAGAACTATGGGAAAAACATATGGTGGACCAGGATATAAATGGGAAAGTGGAAGAACTTTTGGAAAGACATATATGAATGACCCTAAATACAAATGGACATCAGGAAGACAAATGGGTAAAACGGGTGGTTCCGATTACTAAAAACGATATATTTATAAAATAAACTATTATGCAAGATTTAGATTTTTACGTTTCAAAAAATGGAAGATATATGATGATTGAAAATTCTATCCTTGATAGATCTAACAATCAGTATGCCGACATTAATGAATTAAGTTTTTCCGATTTAATCAATATTATCGGAGAAAATGTTGGGTTTATGACTCAAAATTTAAAATATGATTTAAGTGAAATATCATCTTTTACGAGAAAAACAGCCTATAACGTTTTTGAATATTTTGAAACTGATACAAAATTATCATTAATGATGGAATATGAAGTTAAATTTGGAACATCATTATTAAATGAATCATTATTAAATCCAAATCAAGTTATAAAAGAAACATGGGATTGGATTAAAGAAAAAACACAAATTTTAGAACAAACATATAATCCTTTCAATAAAGATTTTTATACGTCATCAAATTGGAAAAAAGCAGGACAAAATATTGTAACAGGTGCAACAAGTACCGCAAAAAGTATTGGTAATGCTATTTTACATCCTTTAGATACCTTAAATAAAGGAATTGAATGGGTGAAAAAAAATGGTATTGGTGGTGTAATGGAAAAAGTTAGAGACGGACTTTATAGTGGAGTAGGCGTGGCTGTTCAAATATTTTTACAGTTTACAGGAGTCGGAAATGTTGCAGTAGGAATTATATGGGCAATTATGCTTTTATGGGATTTATATAAAGGATTTTTTAAAGGAGAGTGGAGTATTATGAATATAATTTTTGATATTTTAGGTATTATTTCAGGAGGATTTTTAAAAACTGCAAGAGCAGGACTTGAATCTGTGGGATTTTTAACTGCAGTTGAAGGTAAAGGTGTAAAACAAATTATTGAAGCCGGATTTGAAAACCCAAAAACTGTTGGACTATTTAAACAAATGGGTAATTTTATTGTTAAGGGAGTTAAAACTATTTTGGGATGGATAAAAAGCGGAGCTACATTTTTATATGAAAAGTTAGGTATTAAATGGGGTATGGAAATATTAGGAAAAGCTGAAACATGGTTGGCTGAAAATATTTTAAAACCATTTGGAAATGGTATTGGGTTAAAAAGTGTTGGTAGTAAGGCATTAAAAGGTGCTACGGGGGAAGTTAAAACTGTAGGTCAAGCAGCAAGACAAGGTATTGCTGGTGGAGCTCGTTATGAAACTGAAACAAATGCAATTTTTAATCCAGCGATTAAAGGAGGTGTTAAGGCCTATAATTATCTTAAAGGGGGTGCTCCGCAATTGGCAACCGCTCAAGATGATTTAGCGACAAGTATTGCCTCAAAATATAAAGGTAATTTTTAAAAATAGAATTAAAATATATGAAAAAATTAAATCCAAAAGAAAGTTTAGAAAGAGTGTTATTAATGATGAATTATACACCTGCAAAAACTTTATCTGAAAATAAAGAAAGTGTTAATGATAAGTATAAATCTTACATAACGGAAGCGGGTCCCGGTGGTATTCTTAAAAACGCCGGAAGTGAAGCTGCTAAAGTTGGAAAAGAAGCTGCTAAAGTTGGAAAAGAAGCTAGAGACCTTGCTAGAGGTGGTAAAAGTGCAGCGGAAGTTAACCAAGAAATAAAATCAATTAACAATGAATTGTCTTCGGCGGTGAAAAATGGGGAATTAACACAGGCTAAAAAAGATGATATTGGTGACAGATTATTAAAAGCTGAAACCAGAAAATTTGCAGGTAAGATAAAGAATGATGGATCTGGATCTTTACCAAATGCATCTGAAATAGATGCTTTTGCCGCAGCAAAAAAAGAAGAAATTAAATCTAAATTCCCTGAAAAACCTGAAGGTCAAGTAACAACAACTGTTACACATGAACCTGGATATGAAGTCGTAGCACGTAAACCTCGTACTAAAATCAATAAAGAAGCTGCAACAGCAGAACAAATAGGAATGATTGCAAAACTTAAAAAATCTTTTTCACGAGCTAATTGGAAAAGTATTTTTAAATATACTGCTTTAGTTGGAGGAGTTGGTGCTGTTGTTTGGTATTTCTTTTTAAGAGATGTTGTTAATGTTAGTCCATGCTTATTAGATAGTTTAAGTGAGGAAGAAGTGGGACAATTAAATGGTGGAACATCAGGAACTATTACAAGAACTCAAGTTGGTAATAGAATTGCTGATATTAATGGAGGCCTTGTTTTTCAACTAGATCAAAATGGAGTAACTACAGGTAATGGAAAATATAAAGGTACATATTCTTGTGATGGAAATAATATTAAAGTTGAAATTGCTGGAGCTGTATTTACAATTGGTGGAGGTTCTTCTACCGATAAAGGTACTGGTAATACAAATAATGGTGGAGGTGGTCAATCAAAATACAAACAATGTTCTGAAACATTACCAATTGCCATGTATTGTAAGAACTCAACAATTAGTAGAGTACAAGGATGTTTAGGGTTTACAGGTAGAGATTTAGATGGTAAATTTGGACCTACAACATCAGGAGCTTTAATCACTAAAGGTCTTGATGGACAATCTATTACTCAAGCATCTATTGATAAAGCATGTGGTGGACAAGTTGTTAAACAATCGGCACCAGGAACTGATGCTGAGGAAGATGATGCAGGTGGAGGAAATTCAATCGCTACAACATCAAAAGGTCCCGCAGCAGATGATGCAGATGAGGCTTAACCAAATTAATGATAACAATATGAAAAAAATAATATTACAAGAATCTGAAAAAACAGAAATTTTAAATCAACACAATAGATTTAAAACTATTTTGAAAGAAACATTAGATAAAAAAAATAAAGGATTAGATATTAATAATTCTTTATTAGAACAATCACAAGGTCCCGCACAACCTCCAACAGGAGATGAGTTAATCAAAAAAGCACAACAGGTATGTAATACTTTGAAAAGTGCTAAGTTGTTTAAACTAAATAACGGAACATTAGGGTTAAATCTTAAAGCTTCTGTTGACGGTCCACTTGACTCTACAACAAACAAACCTAAATATGTTGCTGGCGATGTTTTAATTTATCAAAACAACATGATTTATGATGTTTATGATGGAACTAAAGTGGCTGGTGGAGATTGGCAAAAGAAAGGAACTTATAGATGGAAATGTACTGCAATAAATCAAGAATATAATGATCAAACAGCCGCAGCTAAAAAAGCTGAAGAAGAAAAAAAGGCTAAAGAACAAGAAGGAATGACGGCAAAACAAAAACAATTCAGTGACGGATTGGTTGCTCAAGGATATGTTATTGATCCATCGCCATGGGATATCACATCTAAGAGACTTAAAAAGGCAGATATTGAAAAAATACCAGGTCTTGAAGTTTTATTCCCTAATGGTTTAAATGTATGGTATGATCCGACAAAACAAAAAGGTGGTAATATTCAAGGATATAAAGAAAGATCTGCAAACATGACAATTGATGTAGACACTTGTAAAGATTTTGTTCAAACATATTGGGATGATTATAAAGGTGGCGGTGAAGGTAATTTACAAGATACCGAATTTGCTGATTTGAAAAATAAAGTTCAAGCATGTGCAAATAAATGGTATCCTAAATGGCCAGGACTATCAGGTGGTGTTTTAGGAATTGGTTCAGGTCAAAATCATTTAGATGATATTATAGACGTTTTAACAGGTCGTAAACAAACATATGAAAGAGTTTCAATTCCATCAAGAACAACAGGATGGGGATTAACTCCTCCAAGATCAACAAGATAAAATTTATCATGAAATTAGATAAAAAAATTAAAAAGAAACTTTTAGAAACAAAAGAACAAAAAAATAAGTTAATTATTGAACAAGAAATTGTTCGTAGTAGACTTATGATGATATTTGAAAGTGAAGATAATCTTAAAAATTGGGATAATTTATCTGATAAAAAAAGATTTAAAATTAGTTGTAAATTCTTACAAGAAGTATCTTTTCAACAACAAAATGGAGTTATTAATGAACAATTTTTAGACGTTATTAAATCTATTTTTGGAACAAGTGTTGGTGGTGGATTTGGACAAGCAATATTAGAACCAGCGGTTAGTTGGATATTATCAGGATTAGGTATGGAAAACAATTCTTATATTAAAAAATTCGTAGTGTCTTTTTTAACAAAAAAAGAAGGATTTTGGAATTACCTAAAAGATTGTAAAACATTAACAAAAGGTATTGCAGAATCTATTGCCGAAGCAACTGCTATGCAAGTCCAACAAAGTACAGGTACTGGCGGATTTTGGATGGACGCAGTTAGAAATACTTTAGGGGATTGGTTATCACCAAAAAATGATAGTGGATTCGTTGGAGGTCTTGAAAAGCAAATTGAAGACAAGATTTGTGGTTATTGGAATAAAGCAACAGGAAATGCAAAAAATGTTTTAACTAAATTAAATAGTGAAAAAGAGGCCCAAAGTGCAGAAACAACACCATCAGTTGCGGGAACAACTGCAGTATTTCCAACAGGTAAATAATACTGATTCTTAATGAATCATATTTATAAATGAAGACTAAAACAAAAAAAGGGGGTGTTCTAAATTCTAAAAAAAGAAGGGTTATTTACCCTTCTTTTTTGTTTTAACAATTTCATCAATAATTCCATATTCTACAGCCTCTTCAGCACTTAACCAAAAATCACGAGCAGCATCTTCCGTAACTTGTTCTGCGGATTTACCACAAAAACCACCTAATAACTCAAATAAAATTTTATTTGTCTTTTCCCATTCAACAAAATTAATTCTTGCATCTTGAATATTACCACCAGCTCCACCTGATGTTTGATGTAACATTGTTTTTGAAAATCTAAGAGAACTACGTTTACCTTTAGTTCCTGCTCCAAGTAATACAGACCCCATAGACGCTGCCATACCTGTATTTACTGTTCTAATGTCACAAGAGATATAATTCATCACATCAACCATAGATAGTCCTGATTTTACACTACCACCTGGTGAATCAACATGCATTGTAATATCGGTCTTATCTGACGAATCTAAATACATTAATTGAGCTTGAACAACTGTAGACATTCTATCATCAACTCCACCTGCAACCCATAATAAACGGTCTCTCATCAATCTTGAGAAGATATCCATCTGAGTAACTCTCATTTCTCTTTCTTCCAAGATATAAGGAGTCATTGAGGATTCAATGTGGTTTCCAATGTTGTGTAAGTCTAATGAATTTTTACCTAAATGTTTTACGTAATAATTTTGAAAATCTTGTCCTATTGTCATAATTTATAATTTTTACAAAAGTATGTAAAATTATTTAAATTCCCAAAATATCGTCAACAATTTCTTGGGATGAAATATTTTCCCAAATTCTTGGATGCTGGTAAGACCAAAAAGTTTTCCAATTACCAAACCAAATTAACCCTTCTTTTCTTGGGTCAACTGTTCTCCAGTCATCACTTGTTTTTGGATAACGGCCAATTCTATACGTCTTATAAAAATCTAAATTTTTTGTTTGATAAAATGAATCAAAAGATTTATTTAAATTTTCAAATTGAGAGTCTAATACTATTTTACACCGATTAATTTTTTGATATTGTAAAATCCTATCTGTCCATAATAAAGCTTCGGTATAATCGTTGGTATCCAATTTAAATAACACCAATTTATCAATATCATTATATTGATGGATGAATATAGGTTTTAACCCAATATTATCAATAAATTTATATATTTTTATTTGAAAATTAAAATAAAATTCTATTGGAAGAGTAAAATTTTTTCTAACCCAAGTGTATTTTAATTTATCAGTTATAAGATAACCTTCAACATAAACCAAATTATCATTATTTTTTTGAAATTCATTAACTTCAACATAATAAAAGTCATCTGGTCCACTAATAGAAACTGTAATACCTGAATTAAAATCTATTTTTATTTTTTCATCATTAATTTGAATATACATAATCTTCAATTACTAATTTATCAATAATGCCTTTTTCTAAAGAATTAAATGCTTGTTCTGGATTATCTATTATAGGTTCATTGTGTGAGTTAAATGATGTGTTTAATAAAAGAGGTATACCTGAAAGTTTATAATATTCATTTAAAATTTCCCAAAATTCTGGTAAATTTTCTTTTCTAACTGTTTGAGGTCTGGCTGTTTTGTCTGATTTTTGAATTACAGCTGGAATTTTATCTATCCATTCTTGTTTTGTTGGATAACATAAAGTCATAAATTCTGATGAATATTTTGATTTAGAATATGAAAAAACATCATCAAAATGTTCTTCAAGTATTATTGGAGCAAACGGCATTATTTCATGTCGTTTTAACCTACTATTAAGGACTTCGTGGGTCTCAATATGGGTTGGCCTAACCAATATACTACGTGCACCTAAAGATCTTGGACCGTACTCAAAACCACCTTTAAACCAACCTATTATTTTTCCTTCGTTTAAATCTTTGGAGATTTCTAATGGAGAATATATTTCTGATTTAAAATTATATTTTAATGATTCTTTTAATATTGACTCATTACTATATTTTAATCCAAAATATACATTTTTAAACTTTTTTGGTTTTGTCCATTCACCTAACTGAACCGCTTTATATATACAACCACCTAAAGATAATCCTTCATCTCCCATTGCAGGATAAACATATATTTCATCAACCCAATCAAGCTCATTTATTTTTTGATTTAGTTTAACATTGGCAAATAATCCACCAGATAAACATATTTTTTTATATTCAGGAAATCTATCATGTAAATCTGACATGAAATTTAAAAATAAATCTTCAGTTATTTTTTGTAGATTAAATGAAAAAATTTCTTTTTTAAATTGAGTATTAAAATATCCTCTTTCAAACATTGACTCCACTAAAAATTTAGTTTTTGTCGCTGTTGCTGAAGGAAAAAATTTAAAATTTTTATAATCAATGCATGTATTTAACATTCGGTATATGTCTTCATCATAATGACCATTTGGTGCCATACCCATTAATTTACCCTCATCTTTACATATTTTCCAAGCGTCTCTACTAATACCTGAGGTACTAAATCCCCACAAATGGGATAAGCTTCCTGTATTACATAAATCATATGAGTAAATCAAAGTCATTTTTCCATCTTCACAAAGATATACTTTCATTACTGATACATCTCCACCACCATCATAGGATATATTTAAAACTTTCCCATCCATACCACTTGTAAAATATGATCCGTAACAATGTGCGGTATGATGACCTACTTTTTCATAATTATTGTTAGTCAATTCTCTTGCAAATTTATCAGGTATAGGTTCAACAAATATTCTGTAATTAGAATCGTCTATTTTTAAATCTGAAGATGACTCAATAGATTTAGATGATAAATTAGGATAGCTCTTATGGTCATCTCCTGATTTAATTCTTGTCAATCTTTCTTCTTCTACGCATAAAACTACTTCACCATCAACAATTAAACTTGTTGATGCACTATGTGATCCTGCAAAAAATCCGTAAATGGAACTCATATTTATTTTTTACTAATTAAAAAATTATCAATTATTAGGAAATCTAATCCTATCTCTAAAAATGTGGAAATTGCATCATTAGGGGTTTCAACAATAGGTTCTTTTGGCCCATTAAAACTAGTATTTAATAACACAGGAATACCTGTTCGGTTATAAAAACTATCAATTAGTTTATAAAATTTTGGGTTATTTTCTTTGGTTACAGATTGATGTCTTGCGGAGTTATCAATATGTGTAATTGCCGGAACTTTATTTCTCCATTCTTCTTTAACTGATGTTGTTACCATCATATATGGAGAATATACATCAGATTCAAATATGGTATGTTGATATTCAAATAATACAGCAGGAGCAAAAGGTCTATACCATTCTCTTTTTTTGATATCATTATTTATATGACCTGTCATCCATGAATTAATTGGAGATGCCAAAATTGACCTATTTCCTAAAGCTCTGGGACCTATTTCTGAACCATCTTGGAACCATCCAATTACTCTATTTTCACTTAAAAAATAAGAAGTATCTTCAATTAACTTGTCAAAGTCTTCATATTTTTCAACTTTTAAAAAAGGATGTTTATTAATTGCCAATAAAATATCAGATTTATTGTATGTTTTTCCAACATATGGTACAAGAGGTTTATTATCTTTAATATCTGTTAATTGTTGATATGCATACCATGCACATCCCAATGGAATCCCACTATCATCTGCAGGAGGTATAAAATAACAATTTTCATATAATTTTGAATTCAATATTTTTTCATTGGAGCTACAATTTAAAAATGACCCTCCAGCAACACAAATATTTTTTGAATTTGTTAAAACTTTAGCCTTTTCTGCTAACATCATGGAAACTCTTTCTTGTTCTCTTTGATAAATTCCTGCAACACAAGCTTTGGAATAAAAATTAGAAGTAAAATCTACTTTTGGATATATTCTTGTGTTAGGTATAAAAATATCACCATCTTTTTCTACAATAAAATATGGAGCTTCATTAACAACATCTTGATTCGCATAAGAAGATAACCCCATTAATTTACCTGCTGGCCATGAATGAGAATTAGGTTCATAAATAAGTTGAAGAGACCCTGTAGAATACATTGTACCTACAGAAACACCATCATCAGTATCTAAAGGTACTGGATATTTTACCCATTTTTTGTAAACTTCTTCATAACTATTTTTATTGAAATGATAAATTGATATTCCTTCTGTCCAATCCTCCTCATCATCTAAATTGGGTAAATCTGTATTGTTATACCAATAATTTAATTTATTAAGATTGTTTAATATACTTCCAGACGCATCTGCAACCACTACTGCAGCATCATCAAATCCTGAACTAAAAAAAGTGGAATAAGCATGTGCTAAATGGTGAGGTATAAATTTTAACTTAAATAATAAATTAGATTCAAATACTTTTTCAAGTTGTTTTTCTACGTCATCTATAATTTCTGTGGTACTATAAACATAAAAATCAATATCCTTATATGTTATTCCCAAATAATTTAGGCAATAATTAATTGATTCCATTGGAATAATACCTCCTTGATACGCACCATCATGCTTAATTCTTGAAAGTCTCTCTTGAGTTATTCCAACTAAAACTTTTCCATCTTCAATTATTACTGCGCCCTTATCGTGACCGACAGAAAAACCTAATGTCCTCATTTAAAAATTTTAATAAAATATTATACTTTTTCAGTATCTGTAGTAGATTCAGGTTCTATTTCTGAAGGTTTCATGTTAACAGCAGTTCCTTCAGGAATATCTTCTTCACACATATAAATGTGAACCTGTTCTTCGTTTTTAAAAACAATTACTTTTTTAACATCTTTTCCTAAGTCAATATTTCCTGTAATATCAACAACAATTCCTTCACCATCTTTTAATATGAGACCTAAAGCTCTTGCAAAGATTAATGAAGCATTCATTAAATCCTGAGGATTTTGTTCTTTACCAGCTTGTTCTGGATTTGTGTAATTTTTTTGCATATAATTTAATTTTTATTCTGTTTCATGACTCATATAATCCATAAATTCTTTGGCGGCATCTGGATTTACATCTTTGAAATGGTCTAACGTTAATTCATATCTACCCATTTCAACATTTAACTCAAATGATTCTTGAAATATACTATCAACAATATTAGACAAATTATTAATTTCCTCTTTTTGTTTAATAACTTTTGCATCCGCATTACCCCACATTACAAGCGTCCATATTGTAAATAACAGTGATAGTACTAGTCCCCCTTTTAATGCATTCTCCATTGTCATAATTTTAAATTTAATATTTTTTTTTAATAAACAAATGATTTTTGATATTCATTCCAAATTTTTTGTAAAACATCCGTTTCATTTAATAATGGAGGAGCAAAAGGTTTATGTTTCATTGTTAGTTTGGCTTCTTCAGGTGTTTTATCTCCTTTCTTTAAATTACATTTAAAACACGATGTTACTAAATTTGTCCATTCATTTCCTCCACCTTTAGACTTTGGAATTACGTGGTCTAATGTTAACTCTTTTTTTGAACCACAATACACACATTCATACCCATCTCTTTTATAAACTCTTAATCTACTAGCTCTTATATTTTTTGCATGATGTTTAATATATCTCAATAATCTAATAATGACCGGACGTATATAGGTATTATACCCTGTGATAATGGGATTATCATCTGATTTTACAATCTCAGCTTTTCCTTTATCAACAAGTACAAATCCCCGTCTAATACTGGTTATGTTTAGTGGGGTATAATCGTAATTCAATACTAACACATTACTCATTATACTAATTTTAATAAATGTAAGTTATTTATTCCATAAAACAAAAAAAGGAGTCAAAAAGACTCCTTTGTTAATATATTACAGATTTAGCAATAGTTTATGGTTAGAGGGGTTTTAATCCTCAATACATCTGAGTTCTCATACTTAATACGTTCCAAAAGACTTTGTGTATTTCTGTCTATCATAACAATAAATATCTTAAAATTTTGTTGAAGTTTAATAAAATTTTATTATCTTTTATGAAATTGGATAAAATATGTAGTATCTTAAATCCAAATATATATAACCCCATTACCGTCTAAATAATTACAAATGAAAGAAATTAAATCTTTTGATATTTTTGATACTTTAATAGCAAGGACTGTTGAAAAACCGATTGATATTTTTGAGATTGTTGAAAAAAAATTCCCGTATAATAATTTTAAAAATTTACGACTTCAAGCACAAAATCAGTCAAACCACACAATGGATTCAATTTATAATGAATTTAAAAATATCACAAATGAATCTGATGAAACCCTAAAAAAATTAAGAGAATTTGAATTAATTACAGAAATGGAAAATACTATTCCTATTTTAAGTAATATTTCAAAAATAAAAGACGATGATATATTTGTTTCTGATATGTATTTGTCTCCAAATGAAATACGTAAACTACTTGATTATCATAATATTAACAAAAACTCAAAATTATTTGTTTCAACAGGAGGAAAAGCGGATGGTACAATGTGGGAGGCTCTTACGCAAACATATAAAATTAATTCTCATTATGGGGACAATTATCATTCTGATATAATGATGGCCTCAAGATATGGAATAGAAGGGATTTACACAGAAGCATATAAATTCACAGTTTTAGAATCACATCTTATTCAAAATAATGAATTTGAGTTATGTAAACAAATAAGGAAATTTAGACTTGCAAATCCATATGATGAAAATACTGTGGAATACAAAATATACGAACAACAAATTTCTTATAACATACCAATACTATTATTTATTTGTAATAAATTAGATGAGATATTAATAAATGAAAATCGTAATACTGTATTATTTCTTTCAAGAGATGGGTGTTTATTAATAAAATTGTTTTCTTACTTATACCCACAATACAAATCAATATATTTACATTCTAGCAGAATCATTAATAATGATTATACCGATGACTATATTTCATACTTGAAAGAAAATTATGATAAAGATAATTGTGTTTTATTTGATTTACATGGTTCATTAGACAGTGGAAAAAAACTTTTTACATCACTTTTTGAACATTTACCTAGAATATTTATTTTTGACCTTTCTTATATTGAAAATTATATTAGTGAAATAACATATATTACTAATTACTCAAGTAAAATAGAGGAATTTAATCCTGATTATAAAGGAACATTAGTTCAATTTATAAAGAATGAAGATATACGTACTCCAACTGAACATCCTCTAAAATATGTTGATTTAATTCATAGTATTTTTAATTCTTTTATAGAATATTTTGATACAAATTTAAAAAAAAATAAAATACTGAACGATAATGATTTTTTTAAAAAATATTATGTAGAAACTGTATGTAATTCTGAAACTATTTTAAGAAACCAATTTAAATCTTTGAATCTTACCGAATTAGCAAACAAATATAATTCAGACAAAGGAAACCTTTTCTTGTGTGCTCACCACTATACTCCAAAATATGAACAAATATTCAATGACATATTGAATATTAAATTGAGTAGAAAAGATTTTTCTACATTTGATTTGTTAGAAATTGGATTAAATATATCAACCACAGAAGAATCAATCCCATCACTAATGATATGGAATGATTATTTTAATAACAATATAAATATTACAGGATTTGATATAGATAATCGTTTTTCAAAATTTAATAGAGACCAAAATATAGATATTAAAATTGGTGACCAATCAAGTGAAAAAGACTTATCACAATTAAAAAATAAAAATTATGACATGATTATTGATGATGGATATCACGCATCAAAACATCAACAAATTACATTCAAAACGTTGTGGCAAAACATAAAACCAGGAGGATATTTTATTATTGAGGATTTACATTACCAACCAGAACCAGAAACTTGCGTAAAAACAAAAAAATTATTTGAAAATTGGAAAAACAATAATTGGATAGAAACCGAATATATTAACTCAGATGAAATACAAATCATCAAAAAGGATATTGAAAGCATTGAGTTTTATGATTCAAAATCAAAAAGATGGGGAGATTCCGTAAAAAATGCGTTTGTCTATATTAGAAAAAAGATTCAATAAGATTTGTTGAAGTTTAATAAAAATCTTATCTTTGATAAAGTGGATAAAACGTGTAGTAGCCACAGGGATGATATCTCCCACTACACTCCGCCTCCTTAGCTCAGATGGTAGAGCGTATCATTTGTAATGATAATGTCATTGGTTCGATTCCGATAGGAGGCTCACTTGAACTTTTTTTTATTAAATTATATATTATGTCTCATCCAAACCTTCACGCAAAATCATCTGCCAAAAAATTTGGTGGAAAACCTGAAGATTATATCCATTTACATGAATGGTTAGATGAAACCAAGTCATGGTTTGGTGATTCACTCCATAGAATGTGGAGACATCATAGCGAAGGCATTTTTGAGATGGAGAAAAGGTTTGGATCTGAATTTAAAAATAGTGATGGAAAGATAGTTTATACCAGATATGTTGGTGAACAACATGTTAAAGAAGATTGTAATAATTATATTCCAAGCGCAAAAGAATGGGTTAATAATATCTCAACAAATCAGCGTCCCCAATGGATGACCAGAACACTTAAAGTAGAAGATTAGTATATTTACTGTTATGAGAAGAAAAATTAACACAACACAGATATTAACGCCAGACGATAAAAAATATTTAAGAAGAATTTCCAATTATCTTAATTCTTTGGGAATGCAAGATGGTAACATTGAAATTGATATGGATGGACGATACGGTGATCTCAGTAGTATAAACTATATGCAACTCACCCACTTTTCTAATAATTATTCAGCCGAATTACCATTAGGGTTAACTCAAATTGTTGAAAAAATCATGAAATATATTGATTCAGAAGGATTATATAATGAACCTGATGTTGATGATACAAATTATGAAAGATTGGATATTGATATTGATACAAGAACAAAAGAAATATCTGTTAATCATTGGTGGTCATATTATGATAAAGGAGATTCAAACTCAATTGAATTTGATGCCCAAGAAGATTTGGAACAATTTGATAATTGGAGAAGTGATGAATTTGGTACAATAGAGATTCCTGAATCAGGAATATTAACATTAAAATATAATGGTGGAGGAGATTCAGGATATATTGATAGTGATTTTGATGAAACTGGTGACCATGTACCAGCAGGAGTTGAAGATTGGTGTTATAAGGTACTTGAAGATAACTTTGGTGGGTGGGAAATTAATGAAGGTTCTGATGGTGAATTTGTTTTTGATTTTAATAATTCAATGGTTACATTAAATCATACAATGAACATAGAATCAAATGATACTGATACCATTTATGAAGAAAGTTTTGCAGAATAAAATATTCTAACAAATTAAAATGTTAATCCCACCCCATAAAGGTGGGATTTTTAATTTATTTTTCATATCTTTGTTAAGAAATATAATGGTTCGGTAGCTCAGTTGGATAGTAGCGACAGCCTTCTAAGCTGTAGGTCATTGGTTCAACTCCAATCCGGATCACAATATCATATCTTCAGGTACCCGTACCGCTAACGTAGGGTTAAATAAGATACAATTTCGTACTACATTTGTGTAGGAGCGGGAAGTAGAATGCCTGTCTGATGTGATTAATACCCCGATGGTGGAATGATAGACACGTATGTTTTATACGTCCAAAATAAATTGATATTTTCCTGTTTTAAATTTTTGGTGATACCCTTCTCTAAAAACAGTATAAATTACAAAATCCCAAATATTACCTCTTTTGTTATTTGGTCCGATTGCAATTGATAACGACCATTTTTTACTCCGCATAACAAATGGTATGTTTGAAATAATTTCATCGTTTTTTATTGACTTCAAAATATCTTTAATATATAAATTCAAAAATTCAAGTAACTCTTCTTTTGTTATTTCTCTTTCATCATAAAATTCAATGTCATATCTTCCCTTCCCTCTTTGATTAGAATGATAAGTTGTTTTTATGTTAAAAACATAAGATTCTCCATCATAATTCAAACGAATTTTTCCAATTAGTTCGGCAGATTCTAACAATAAAGTTTCTTTAATTATTTCACGTAAATCTTTCATTAATTATAAATATTCTTAATACTGTAATAAAAAAATATTTGACAATTTGAAGATATTCCTTACCTTTGATATAATTATAATAACATGAACACTACAACGCATAATATAATCTTTAATAAACAACAAGAGAATTGTTGGTATGAGATTATGCCTTGTAGTTCAGATGGTAAGAAGTAAAATTCCTGATGTATATTCATATACAAGCCCTGAACGACAGAAATGGAGTTCGGGGTTTTTTATTTTTGGATGTTTGAAATATTGTTTGTATCTTTGTAAAACAAATGTTGTGTTGGACAAATTGTTTTTAAGGTTTCATTCTGCAACCTCAAAGAATAATGACAAAGTCGGAAGTAAAAGTGTGACAAAGTCGGAAGTTATTAAAGTTAAAGACTTTAAATTTATATTTGGTCAACTGCGTAATGAGGGATGGTGCCCAAGTCCAGTAAAATGGTAGCCTTGTGTAGGTTCGATTCCTATGTTGACCACGGAGTCCCGAAATAACGGGAAACCCCCACTCCCATATGGCAGCCAGTCCGTTAAGCTGGTCAAGTGGGGTATATAGTCAGGTGGCGGAATTGGTAGACGCACACATTAACTCGCAAGGTTGATATTGTATGATAGACGTAAGCGGACATCATACAGGAGTGGCAAAACGCTTGTGGTACTGTTGCAACAGTAAATTGAAGAGAAAACCACAAATGGCATACAGGTTCGATCCCTGTTCTGACTACAAAAAGTATGTATTATGAAAGCAATTTTGGAATTTAATTTGCCTGATGATAATCAAGAATTTTTATTGGCAACAAGTGGAACTAAATTTTGGTCTGTATTGTGGGAATTGGACCAGTCTTTAAGGTCTAAGACCAAATATGCTCCTGATGATTTACCACAAGAAAAGTATGATGCTTATCAAGAGATTAGAGATAAACTTCATGAGTTAATGTCGGATAATAATGTTAATTTTGATATGGTTGAATAAAACAAAAATTATGATGGAAAGAACATTTAATAGTGATGATTTGTCTTGGATTGCATTCGGTTTAAAAGAATATAGTCGCTCAATGGATTATGAAGGTGATTTAAGTGATTGTGGTAATGAAATTGGGAATATGGTTGGGAGTAAATATAAAAATATGACTGAGGGTGAGATTGAAGATTTTATCACAGGAATAAGACATGGGATTTCATTAACAAATGGAACACATTAAGGTATGGTCGGTTGGCCGAGTGGTTTAGGTATTTGTCTGCAAAACAAATTAGTTCAGTTCAATTCTGAAACCGACCTCATGACAAAAAAACAAATTGACGAACAAGTTAAAGCAATTAGAATATTAACTAAAAGGGTTTGTAAAAATAAAAAATCTGCTCGTAAGTTTCTTATTAAGGCGGGGATTATAAAAAAATAATGAGAACGGAACGTCTCCTTAGCTCAGTGGTAGAGCATCTCGCTGTTAACGAGAGGGTCCAAGGTTCAAATCCTTGAGGGGACGCAAAAAAATAAATGCGTGTATGATGTAACGGTAGCATGAATCTCTCCAAAAGATTTCGTTCCTGTTCAAATCGGGATATGCGTGCAAAAGGTTGATTGGGGAATAATATGTGTTAGACTGGTGGTGGTATGTCCGAACATATTGGAGTTGAAACCACTTTAGTAATGCCAATCGTAAAAGGGGATGTCCACTCAACCATCTTCCCCTTTCCGCTTTTTTAAATATTAATAATGAAGAAAGAAATTATAAATAAGGATTTTAGAGAATGTGAAATACCTGGTGGATTGGTTATCACCGATCCACCATACAATCAAGGGTATTCATACAATGAATATAAAGACACCATGAGTGAAGAAGATTATATTGAACTACTCTCAAAAATTCCAACACCATGTGTAATAATACATTATCCCGAAGAAACAATTAATTTACTACCAAAAGCATTAAAAGTAAAATGCGAACAAGTGGTTTGTTGGGTATACAACTCAAATACTGGAAAACAAAGTAGATTAATTAGTTGGTGGGGTTGTAAACCCGATTTTAGGAAGGTCAGACAAGAATATAAGAACTTAAAAGATAAAAGAATCCAAGCTAGAATTGCTGAAGGTAAAACAGGTGCAAAATTATATGATTGGTGGGAGATAAATCAGGTTAAGAATGTCAGTAAAGAAAAAACTGAACATCCTTGTCAAATACCTGAGGAATTAATTAGAAAAATCATATTAACTACTGCCAAAGAAAATCAGACAATAATTGATGTTTTTGGTGGTAGCGGAACAACAAGTAAGGTTGCAAGTGATTTGGGATTTGATTCAATTAGTTATGAGATTGATGAAAAGTATTGTGAAATAATCAAAAACAGATTAAATCAATAGAATTACCTTATACTCATTTTTGTAATACCATACTATTTATATGTATGGAAAAAAAACTAACACTAACTAAAGAACAATTATTCAGGGCAATGAACTTGAATGAGGCAGAAACTAAAAGAGAAAGAAATGAAACAGGAGATGTTGTTGATATGATTGCAACATTACTTCATTCAAGAAGTCAGGCTCATATTTTTCATTGGCAAACAAAATCACAATCATCATTTGCAGAACATATGGCATTAGGAACTTATTATGATGAAATAGTTGAATTAATTGATGGTATAGTTGAAAGTTATCAAGGAAAATATGAAATAATAACAGGATACAAAACAGTTGAAATGGTTGATTATAAATCAACGGAACAATTGATAAGTTACTTTAGAGATTTAGATAATAATATAGAAAAAAATAGAAAGGGAATTAAAGAATCTTATATTCAAAACCAAATTGACGGAGTTCAAGAGTTAATTTTTTCAACATTATACAAATTAAGATTCTTAAAATAATTTAGAATAAAATTTGACTATTTAAATCTTATTTAATACATTTATAGTAAATTAAGTTTAAAAACATTAAATTAAAAAAACAAAAAACATGAAAAAAATCGTAGCATTATTTGCAATCGTAGCATTAGCGTCTTGCGGAGGCGGAGTATCAACTGAAGTAAAATCTGATTCTTCTGCTGTAGTAGTAGATTCAACTAAAAAGGATTCTGCTGTAGTTAAAGTAGATTCCGCAAAAGCTGAAAAAGCAGTAGAAGTTAAATAATATAACTTTTTCTCTAAAACAGAAAACCCATCTTACGATGGGTTTTTTTTATTTTAATAATGTTTTAATTCTTTCTATATTTTCATTCACTTTTTTATTAGTCATACCATATTTATTAAAAAAATTTGTAATTTTAGACATAGGATTTTTGTTTGATGGTATTATTTTTTTTATTTTTTCCCCTAACCATGGATATAGAGGATCGATATACTCTATTCCGTTTTTATTATTAGTTATATCTTTTCTTTTTGATTTATTATCAGATAAGTTTTTACTTATTTCTTTGGATATATTTAATTTATTCCAACTTTTATCATATAAAGAAACTGTTACATTAGAAGAGGTTCTTCCTAAAATATCTCCTTTAGATACTTTGTTACCATTTCTAATTTCAGGATTAGATATTCCACAATATTGTAAATAATATGTCTTACCTCCTATTTCATGTTCAATTGTTATTTGATTATTACATGATTTATCAGAACGATTATTAATATAACCACTGTATGGTGATTTTATTTTACTATTATCACTACTTGGAATAATAATACTGTTAGATTTATTTATAGTTTTATAACCTAAATTTATTATTTCTTCTGTTAATCCAAAACTTTTCCCTAATTGTTGACCCATTTCTAAATATCTTGCGTCATCAGGATCATTAGGATCTAATTTTTTAGTTCCAAAAATGTCGTCTTTATCTTCCAATGAAGGTGTTGTGGTACTTGCCAATGAAGGTGTTGTGGTACTTGCCAATGATGGTTGGTTTGGTAAATTATTTTCTGTGTTTGAAACATGAACATGATCGTCATGTTTTGGAAATCCAAATGTTAAAACCGCCTTGGGATTATTTGTTTCAGAATTTTTTACATATCCCATTTTAACTAAAGCATTTACAAATTGGTCAGCATCTGATCTATTTGCAAGACTAACATTTTTACCATTAATTATTCCAATGTCAACAGCATTTCCACTTGGGTGTCTTGATGGAAGACTTTCATGACCTGATTGTGCAGTAGTAATACTAACATTAACATTTGCCGCTTTAGCAGCATCTTGTACATCTTTTAAAAGTTGTTGATTAATATTGTCTCTTGATGGATAACTATTTTTTACTGCACCATCTTTAAAATCTACATTATCACCAGGGTCAACAGCTTCTGATACCAATTTTTTTTTAAAATCTTTTTTTAGATCTAAAAGGATATCGTAGGTTTCATTAATTTTTTTAATTTCACTCATATCAATAAATACTATGATATTAAATAAAAAAAAACCGAGTAATCTCGGTTTATCTATTTGATGAGTAGTTTAATACTTTTTTTCCTGTCTGTTGTGTAACTTGAGAGGGTTCTTTACTAGATAATTCTAATTTAACATCACTTAATTCAGTTTCATTTAATTGAATTTTTTTTAATTTAGATTTTTTTTCTTCCACTAAACCAAATTTAATTCTCTTATACCATATTCTTTCATGAAAATAATATATCACAGGTTTTAATATTATTTCAGACATACCAAATGCTGCTCCAAATTTAATACTCCCTGTCATATACCACATTATCAAAAACCCAACAAATATGCTAATAATTCCATAACTTATTGTCTTTCCTAAATGCCTTTTAACCGATACTTTATAACTCATATTGAATAATTATCATGAAAATTGAATTATGTGGTCAGGGACTGGTGAGATATTATACTTCGGAGTGCACTTCCTTTCACCGCTGCAGGCGATTACCACCAGTTTGACCATTTTGAAACTTAAGACTTTTTACACTCTTCCATCTCAATTCTGTTTTTTAAATCTAATTCAATAATTTTATTTTTCCACTCTTTCCAAATCTCAAAATCTTGTAAATCTTCAATTGTCTTATCAAGAAGTAAAATAAATCCTTCAGGGGCAACTCCTGAGTATCTACATTCAACTATTTTGATTATTGGTATCTCCATTTAACGTATTAATTATTTTGTCTTTTAGACCTGTTTGTGTTAATCCTTCAGAATCTGTTGTTCTAATAAAATTATAACCTAAATTAGTTAAATTCATATCATCAATTGCCACCCATTTTTCAGGTTTATTAAACTTAACCCATTCACTAATTTGGTAAACTCTATCATCCTCTAAATCAGAACTCATTTTTCTTTTATTCTTAATGGTACCAAATATTGGAGATTTTTTAACTCCATTTGCTTTAAATATTTTATCCAATTCATCTAAATCCCAGTGGAATCTCCAATCTGAACTAATTACAATGTCGGCATTTGTTGTGTCCAATATCTCGTTAAATACTTCAACACAACCTTTATTCCACCCATAAGGAACATTCAACTCTTTAGCCCAAGAATATTTTTCTCTAAATTTGGTTCTATTTGTTGCATATTCTTTATTTGTTGCTAATACACCGTCTATATCTAAAAATATAATTACCATTTTTTTTGTATTTTGCATACGTTCTTTATCAGTAAGTTCATCGCATTTCCAACACCATTCTTTATCCTCTGTATCCCAATTATGTCTATCACATTTTGCCATAATGTAAAGATAAGATATTTATAATAAAATACCAAGGTTATTTTAACCTATAAATTTTAAATATGGGAATATGAGTGATGGAGACAAACAGAAAAACGTGGAGAAGTACATTTCAAGACAATCTCTCCCAAATATTTTTAATGCTAGCACTGTTCTTCAATCCTTTTGGGTTCGATGCCGTTCAATATTCCCTAATATTACTGACAGGAAATTTATGGAAAGCGAACTTCGTCTTGTATTGTATTGCGGCGGTTTTCTTTGGATTGTATATTTACTTTCGCAGATTATCTAAAAAAAATTAAAGAGCTTTTAATTCACCTTTTTTAAATGCTTCAAAATTTGGACCAGGTTTTATAATAAAACGTCTTCCTTCTTTTTGATATTGAATAATACCTGATAAAACAGCGGCAGAGAAGAATGATGCATATTGACCTTTCCATCTATTTGGATTTGAAAATTCGTTAGACCGTGTCCTTGAATATTCTTTTTTACCATCAACTACTTTTGATTTAAGAGTACCAATATATTCTAAGAAATCTAATTTTGTTCCATTATCATATCCAGCATCTAAATAATCAACTAGTTTTTTAATCATTCCTTTGTTTTTACCAAAAGTATAACCATATCTTGATTTCCAAACCGTTTTTGACCCACCAATTTTTTGAAGAAGTTTTGGATTATTTTTAATATGGTCTAATACTTTAAGGGCTATGTGTCTTCTAACACTTTCAGCGGTTTCCACAGGATTTCTACCAATATCATAAGTCACATCAATTCCCCAACTCTCAAGTCCAAGATCTACTAAATTATCTTCAGATATTTTATCTGACCCCATAAATCCTATACTGGCAGTAAATGTTTTTTCATCTTTAGACTTATATGTGATAAAAACTTGATATTCATCAATTAATTTATTTTCTTTATCTGAATTTAATGATATTGATAAACGAGCTTCCGAATGACCAAACCCTAAATCAGGAATATTTCGGAATCCTGCAACATAAGATTTTAGGTTATAAGTTGAGTTTAAATAAATTATAATTTCTTTGGAGTTTTCACCAATAGAGTCAAATGTTTGAGTTAAAAACCTATCAGTTATTGACCCTGCATGTATCTTATAATCTTTTTTAATTGCGTCAATAATTTCAGGAAATGCGTATTCAAAAATATTAACTTCTCTTTGACTTAAAGGAGAATCTTGGGTATCCCAATATCTTTTATCGCCAGAATTATCAAAATGAACGGCAACTTTGGAATAGTTTTGATTTGTGGAATTTGCTTTATTAATGATAAAATAAAGAGCTTGGTTACCTTGAGTATATCTTCCGAAATGCCCTGAACTATGTGAGGCAACACACCATTTTGTGTTGTAACCGTATTTACAGGAAGCTTCCTCAGTTTTTGGTTTTATAACTAAAAACTTATCATTTTCATAAATCCTATCTGCTTGTTTTTCTAATTCTTTTTCTTTCTCTTTTTCTATGAAAGGTTTTAATGCGGTTTCTAATTCAGTAAAACTATTGTATTGATTAATGTCTTTTTTTATTAATTGAGATTGGTATTTGTTAAAATCTTTTACTAACCCAACAGCAATATCAACATTCATATCAATATCTGAATTTGGGTCTAACGCCTTTAAAATGAAGTCAGTGTATTTGTGATTAAAATCTTGTAAATCGGAAATACCTAAAACAAAATTTAACACTTCGTCATCAAACTTACTTGAATACTTTTTCTTTAAATCTTCTTTTCTACCTTCCTTAACAAGGATTGATATAAATTTCATACAAATAAATATATCAATAACTTACTTCCAAAGGAATTGTATTAATAAAATAATTAAACACAAAAATAAACATACAGCTGTTTTTAACGTTAAAGGTTCTTTAAGTAAAAACCAAGACATTATAGTAAAAACTATAACACCAAAACTAAACCCTATTAGACGATTTGGCCATGTTTGTCCATCCCATAGGTCAATCATCGTTCTGCTTGCTATAACGACGTAATACCCTATGGGAACACTTAATATCGCCATAATCATTGGGTTGTCTTTTATCCATTTGTTGAAGAGATGTCCTTGTAATTGGTAATATGTGAAAACTTGAGACACTAAATAAACAAATAAGACAAAGAAAATTGATAATATCTTATTCATTTTATAATGATAATAAAATAAATGAAATAAAAAACCCTCACGTCTTAGGTAAGGGTACAACATATAAATTTTATTGTTTTGAAGTGTTTTTAGTTAGATAATCACATTCATATTCTCTACAAATTTTGGGTCTAATATCATAAACACTACAAGATTTCATATGAGTATTATAAAAGATACAAGGTAGTGATGGATTATTTAAATCTACTCTTAATGCAGGATAAGATTCTTCTCTTTTCCAAATAGATTTACCAGTTATTCCATTTTTTTCATACGAGAACATATCTTTACCTTCTTCATATTCAACAAATACTTCTTCTCTTTTAATTTCTCTACCAAATTTTTTAGATAAATTAGTAATGAATTCATCAGCATCAGGATGTGCACCCATAATGTAATCTCTTACATCAATCGTACAACAACTACCGTGATATTCTGGTATTCCAAAACATTTGTTACTACATATATTACAATCGTTTCCCATTATTTAATAATAAAAATAATAAATTAAAAAAACAACCATCTCCATAGTTTTTTACCACATTTCCATATATTTATTTATATGGATAAAAAGAAAATAAAATATAAAATGGGCAAATGTGTTTGTAAAAATTGTGGCGTAGAATTTGAAAAACCATTAACTGAAATAAGAAGAAATGAAAAATTAAACAGACCTAATTTTTGTACAAGAACTTGCGTCGGAAAAAACAATGTTAAAAATTTTGGAGATAAACGATTTGATTTAACTACTTTAGGGTATGATAGATATAATGATGAGTATACAAAATTTAGATATCATTTTAGAAATATAAAAAAAAGAAATCATATTCATATTATTGATGTTACTATTGATGATTTGAAAGAACAATGGGAAAAACAAAATGGTATTTGTGAATTTAGTGGAATAAATCTTATACTATCATCTTATAAAAAAATAGATAAAAGCCCAATATATGCCGCTTCTTTAGATAGAATAGATAGTTCTAAAGGATATATTAAAGGAAATATTAGGTGGGTTTCAAGGTCAATTAATTGGATGAAAAATACTATGTCAGATGATATGGTTAATGAATTAATTGACTTAATAGTTAAAAATAAAAAAGGTTCTTAATTAGAACCTTTTTTATTACATCATGGGTATGATGAGAATTGTGGTGGAGGTGCCGGTAATTGAAACCGGGTCTTTCCGGTTCAACAATACGTTACTACAAGTTTATTCTGTTATTCATAACAAACAAATAAATGGTTCCTATTTTGACATCGTAACCAATAACTGTGTCGGATTCACTTGTGTTAGAGTAGACTCCTGAACGAGACTCTTAATACATCTTCGGGTGGTATTACACCTTGACCATTTCTGTTCCAAGGTACGTATGGGAAACCCCGTAGTTGTTCTGTGAGATTAAGCACCAACAACAACAGCTTCTCTAGTTAAACCAAGAGTAGCCATTTTCGCAAAAGTTGCGTCTGTTATGTTTACCACCAATAATTAAAGTCGTAGATGATATCCGACTACTTGCAACTTATCCTTGATACCTGAAATCAAAGCCTGTCACCCCCATATTTTAAAGAACTTATTCAAAGGTAAGTATAAATATGTTATTCTCTAAAAAAATCTGAATAATATTCTTTATAAAAAGGAAATATATCATCTTATTTTGTAACCACTATAACACCAATTCCCATATACTTTCCATTTATAGAATCATATTGATTATAATTCTATTAATCCAATACCTAAGTAATTACCAACAACACTATCATATTGTTCAATGTACTCGTAATGTGTATATTCGTTTTTAATTTCATTCCAAAATTGAGTTACACCCATACAAATATCGTTAGTGATATCATGAAATACAACGTACTTTGGATTGAATTGTTTAGCAACTTCTAAGTCCTTTTTAACTGCATCATATGAATGGTCAGCATCAATTAAAATCAAATCAATTTGATTACCCACATGATTCTTAGTTAGACCAAAACTTGATTCGTGAATATATGTAAAGTCAGAATATTTTTTATATTCGGTTAACACATCACATATCGGTATCAAATCACAAGCATATGATTTAACATCCTTATTCTTTAATTTTAACATTTCATTTGTGATAATAAAAGTTCCGCCCCATCTACAACCAATCTCTAAATAAGAGTTAATTTCATATTTAGAAAGTTGTTTAAGATACTTACTAAATTGATTTGGGTATTGCCAAGTTTTAATACCCCACCCCATATACTCTTGAAATTCTTTTGGCATATACTTATACTCTTGAAATTCATTGTTTAATCCAAACGTGGGTAAAATATCTTCAATCTCTTTTTGAGTTGAATTTTTCCAGTCAAAGTCTTTGACAGACTGGATTGCATCTTTAATTGTTTTCATATTTTAAAAAATAATAAATATTTGGTATTTATAAACAATATGGCATCATTTGACACATTTATGGCTTTGAGAGATTTTGTTAAAGGTAAAATTTCTAGATATGAATTAGAGGATTCTGATCCAGACATTTATCATGTTAGTGTGGACAATTCTAATCGTGGGTTAAGCGTTGTTAAGATAGGATTTAATGATGATAAATTTTGGAAAGCAATAGGATTACATGATGATGATATTTGGTTTATGAAAATGATTAATTCAAACTATTCAGGTTATGAGTTTATGGATTGGTATTCGGTGAAAGATGATTTTGTAAGTGGATATACTATTTTTGGAGAATTAAACGAAGATAATATTGAAAAACTAAAACGAATATCAAGATTAATTTATCCTAAAAAGTTTGATTTGGAAAACGAGCAATTTAGAGCAGATTTTGCGAATAAACTAATAAAAACATTTAAAGTTGAAATAGATGATATCCTTTCTGATTATATGTCCGAAAAAAATTCAGAAATGACTCAAGTTGCTCAAGATTATATTGAAAAGGAATTAAATAATTATTTTAATGAAGCCGGATTTACCTATGTATCTGATGACGAATTTAAAACAACTGTTGGAAATTTGGTTATGTGGTATATCAGGGAAAATTCATTACACCTTCCAATTTATGAATTACTACCTAAAATTTTTACAGCAAATAAAATTAATATAGGAGGATGGCAAGAGGATAGTTATCAATACCAAGATGCTGAAAAATTTGATAGTGTGTCATTTAATAATTACGTTGAACGTAATTTAGATAAAATAATTGAAAAAATTGAAGACGGTTCATTATCTGATGGTGAATTTAAAATGCAAGATTATGTTGATATGGTAGATAGAATTAGTAAAAAGTTTGAGCTTGATAAAATGTATAATTTACCTAAAAATAAAGATGTTAGATTTAAAATTGAAACTTTTGAAATGAATCCAAATAAAATTGTTGTTAAACTTTCTAAAGGAATGAAGCAAACAACATTAAAATTAACTGAAGAGAATTTTTATAATCTACTTTATCAGCCAACATTATTTAATTTGGAAGAGATATAATTTTTACTTATCTTTGTCATTATGACACAAGATTTACAATTGCTTAAAGAAGTTTTAAGCGTCCCCACAAAAACATATCAAGAAGACCTAATGGTTCAGTTCTTGGTTAATTGGTTAACAGAAAACAATATTGAACATTTTGTTGATGAACATAAGAATGTTTATGCCACAAAAAAAGATAGTTCTGAATTATCAGAAGATTTTTATTTTCCTTGTGTGGTTGCTCATACAGATACAGTTCACAATATTGATACAATTAATGTTCACGAAGAGATGTTACCAAACACTCAAGGTGAACTTAAATTATCTTATAAGGCATACAATAACCAAGATAAACCTACAGGTATTGGTGGAGATGATAAATGTGGCGTATTCGCATGTTTAACTCTATTAAAAGAACTACCGTATTTGAAGGCAGCATTTTTTGTATCTGAAGAAACAGGTTGTCATGGTTCCATGAAGGCAAAAGAAGAATTTTTCACAAATGTTGGATATGGGATTCAATTTGATGCTCCTGAAAATTGGATGATTACTGAAAAATGTTTTGGACAAGTTCTATTTGATAGAGATTCTGAATTTTTTAAGGCTTGTGATAAAGTATTAACTGAAGGAATGGTTAATGAAAATATGCAATACATGGTTCATCCGTATACAGATGTTTATGCATTAAGAGGAAAATTTAATTTTTCTTGTATTAATTTTTCAATAGGGTATTATAATTATCATACTCCTAATGAGTATGTGGTTGTTGAAGATGTGTTTAATGGAATTAATATGGGACGTAAGATGATTAAAAATCTTGGATATAAATTGCATTATAAGGAAGCAAAACAATACGATTGGAGAAATAGAAGTATTTTTTAATGACTATTATTTAAATTAAATTTAAAACGGTGGAGGACAAGTAAATGATCCAGACCCTGTAATTGTTGGGAAATAAGTTGCACCGCTACAAGTTAATTCAAGGAATTGATAAATAGCACCATCTGTTCCAGGAAGAGAACCTCTATAGTAATACCCTATGGTAGGTGGTACGTTAGGGGAAACTATAACATTTGAATAAAGAATAGCACAAGTATCATCATAAATATTTGAAATATAAAAACTACATGGTGGAGTTGCTGTAGGAGTTGCCGTAGGTGTTGGTGTTGTTGTTCCTGATGTAGGAGTTGGTGTTGGCGTTACTGATGTAGAAGTTGGAGTTGAAGTTGGTGTTGGAGTTACATTTATAGTTGGAGTTGGTGTTAATGTACAATATGGTGCTGGATTACATGGGTCAGCATATGTATTATTATATCTTGGTAATAATGCATTATAATTTTGACTAATTTCAGAAGGAGATAACGCCCTATCGAATATTTGAACTTCCCCTATTGACCCATCAAAATATTCTGTATTATTTGTTCTACCAATAGTTAAATTTGATGTTGTTGTTACATTATGGCTTATTGGAGTATCACTACCTACCGAAACACTATTTACCCAAATTTGTCTTGTTGTGCCATTAAAAGTTGCAACTGCGTTATACCAAGTACCTGTACTTAAACTTGTAGTTACAGACAAATCATTTCCTTCCCAAGAATTTATTAATCCTGTGGCTGAAAGTTTAAAAGAGTTGACTTGATTAGTTGTACCATAATTTCCCCAACCTACTAATCCTTTTGTTCCTAAAGAACTCGGATTAAACCAAGTACTAATGGTATAGTTATTATTTCCTGAAGGAATATTTGATGTTGAGGCAAATGAAACAAAATTAGAATTTGATGAAACAAATGATAAATTACCATATGATGATGACAAATATGTTGCACCACTTAAGGTTCCTGTATTTCCATTTCCAGATAAATCGTACCAATTACTAAATACTAATGGATATGATGCAGGTAAGCTAGCATCTAAATTGACAACACAACCACTTGTAACAATTGAAGGGTATTCTTGGTTTATAATAAAGTATCCTTCACTAATCGCCCAAGTAATTGCGCCTGTTAATCCTGTAAATGGTCCTGAAGATTTTGATGCTGCTAATTTATTAATTGATAATATTAATGCAGAATCTGTCAACCCTGTTGTTGGAAATCCCATCGCTCTGGAATTTATTTGAGATGTTTTTCCGTTTGTATAACTATCGGTTATTATAAAGTATTGATTACATATTCCATAATCTGGACACCAGATTGAAGAACCTTGATTAACAGTATTATTAACATCCATCACAATTGTTCCAAATTGTAATGCGTTTGGTACTAAACCACCTGAATTATATGCGACAAGATTTGGCATTATTTTTATTAATAAATATGCCGAATATTAATTAAAAAAAAGAAGGGTTATTTACCCTTCTTTTCAAGTTTAATAATTTCATCCACAACTTTTATTGTGTAAGTTTTATTTTCAATCATTTTACCTGTTAATACTTCTTCAGATAATAGGTCTTCAACTTTATCTTGAATTGCTCTCTTAAGAGGTCTTGCTCCGTAAGATTCATCAAATCCAACTTTTGCTAAATAATCAATTAACGTATTATCATAAGTGATTGTGTATTTCATGTCTTTAAGACGATCCACTAATTTCTTAAGTTCAATCTCAGTAATTTTCTTAATATCTTCTGGACTTAAAGAATTGAATACAATTGTATCATCAATACGATTTAAGAATTCAGGTGAAAAGAAATTCTTCATCTCTTTCATCAATACTTGTTTTTTAGCCTCTTCATTTGAGTATGTGTTATTTGAAAATCCAATTCCTGTACCAAAGTCTTGTAATTTTTTAACTCCCAAGTTTGAGGTTAAAATGATTAATGTGTTTTTGAAATTAATCTTTCTACCAAGACTATCAGTTACGTGTCCATCATCTAAAATTTGGAGTAAGATGGTAAACACATCTTTATGTGCTTTTTCCACTTCATCAAATAAGATTACCGAATATGGTTTGTTCTTAACTTTTTCAGTTAATTGTCCACCTTCTTCATATCCAACATATCCTGGAGGAGCCCCCACCAATTTAGATATTGTATGTTTTTCTTGATATTCACTCATATCCACACGGATTAATGAATCTTCAGAACCAAACATTTCTTTTGCCAATTGTTTTGCCAAGTGTGTTTTACCGACACCCGTTGAACCCAAAAATACAAATGAACCAATTGGACGATTTGGGTCTTTAATTCCCAATCTGTTCCTTTTGATTGATTTTGCAATCTTTACAACTGCATCATCTTGACCAATAACTTTTCCCATTAATTCTTTATCTAAATTAATTAATGCCTTTTTATCATCAACACTCATTTTATTCACAGGAATTTTTACCATATTAGATACAACATCATATACGTTTTCAAGTGAAATTATTTTTTTATCTTTTGATTGATTTTCTTCAAACTTGGTTTTTTCAGTTTCAAGTTTGGTTAACAATTTCTTTTCTTTATCTCGTAATTCAGCCGCTTGTTCATAGTTTTGTTTTTTAACTACATCCATTTTTAATTGTCTAAGGTCTGATGCCTTCTTTTTTAATTCTTCAATTATTTCAGGAACTTTTATGTCGGTTTGCATACGAGCTCCAACTTCATCCAAGATATCAAATGCTTTATCAGGAAATTCACGATCGGTAATATATCTATCCGCCAATTTTACACAAGCTTCAATAACTTCATCGGAATAAGTTACCTTATGGAATGTTTCGTATTTTTCACGAACATTTTTAAGAATTTGGATTGTTTCCACAACTGTAGACGGTTCAACAATTACCTTTTGGAATCTACGTTCCAATGCTCCGTCTTTTTCAATATTTTTTCGGAACTCATCAAGAGTTGTTGCTCCGATACATTGCAATTCACCACGAGATAATGCTGGTTTGAAAATATTGGAACCATCCATTGAACCTGCGGAATTACCTGACCCAACAAGTGTATGTATCTCATCAATAAAGATAATGATGTTAGGGTTTGCCTGAAGTTCTTCAATAATAACCTTCATTCTTTCTTCAAACTGACCACGATATTTTGTGCCAGCAACAACTGAAGTTAAATCAAGATTTACAATTCTTTTATCAATAAGATTTTTGGGACATTCTCCACTTACAATCTTCATTGCCAAACCTTCAACAATTGCAGTTTTACCACAACCAGGTTCTCCTATGATAATAGGATTGTTTTTCTTTCTGCGAGATAAGATTTGAGCGATTCTTAAAATCTCTCTATCACGTCCAATAACAGGATCTAACTTACCAGCTTCCGCCAATTTATTTAAATCTCTGCTAAAATTATCCAAGACAGGTGTATTGCTGTCTGAATTTTGTTTTTGTTTTTTACTCATTATTTTGTCGTCATCATCCATAATATCGTTCATAGTTAATTAATTTTTACAAAGATGTATCAAATTTGGGACATTGCCAAATTATTTGACAAATTGTCGTTTTATTTTTTTATTGTATGTCATTATGACATATTATATTATAAAGAACTTACATATTGACAGGAATTGTCGTGTGGCATTGAACTTGATTATTACAAATATAAATAATAAATTTAAAACAAAAAAACAAAATTATGGTTTATTTAAATTCAGATTTCGGAAACATTATGGAGAATTTTTTTAACTCAACTCCATCCTACAGGTATTCAAGTTCATCACCCAAAAATACCAATGAGGAAAAATATGAAATAAACAACACAAATGATGGTGCATATCTTTTCTTAGAAGTCGCCGGATTTAACAAATCAAACTTAAAAGTTGAAATGGAAAATGGTGTTATTTACATTGAAGGAAAAAGAGTTTATAAATTAAATGGTGAAGAAAAATCCAAGTCAATTTCAAAACAATTCACAGTCGGAGAAGGATATAACCCAGTTTCTATTGAAGCGACCATTGAAGATGGACTTTTAACGGTATTCGTACCTAATTACAAAAAACAAGAAAAGAAAAGAATAAATATCCTTTAATTATTCACAGATAAACCCTCACCATTTTCGGTGGGGGTTATATTTATATTTAAAGAAATTTATTATGAAAAAAACTATAAGATTATCTGAAGATGATTTGTCTCGTATTGTCAAACGAGTTATTGAAGAACAAACATTTACGATTGGTGATAAAGTTAAAAATAAATTAGGAAAACTTGTTGGAATACCAGAAAGAACTGATGATGAGAAAAGACTTGCAGATGATATTATGAGTAAAGTCGAAAGTGGTGACTACAATATGTTAGATGACAAATTTGGTAGTGATTCTCATGGAAGATATACCATTAAAGTTGTTTTACATGATAAACCTTATACTATTAATATAAAAAAACTTATAAAAGTTGATGGTGTTCCTGGTGGAAATGTTGAGACTATTGTCAAAACTCCTGATGGTCACAAAATATTTTTACCAAAAGGATTTACAAACAAACTTATTAATTTGATTCAAAAAGATGATAGAGGAACAAGATTTAGATATCCTAAAAAATAATAACAACCCTCACTTAACTGTGGGGGTTATATTTATATTTGATGAAGCCATTTGAAAAATTTTTAGAACATAGTACATCATTAAGAGAACTATTGGACATTTATCTTGAATTAAGACAACATTTTCAAGAACTTGAGTTTAGTGAAGAAGATTTAAAGAGTCCACCAACATATACTCAAAAAATGATGTCTTTATTTCATAAATTCGGTGATACACAAAAGGCTTTATTTCAACAAGTAAAAGATTATGGTTTTGATATAAACTGGAATAATTTTACTGATTATACTACAATATTATTATCTAAAATTGATGAATTAACACCACTTAAAGAAAATGGCAATAACGAAAGAAGAAATCAAGGGGACGAAGATTATTAACGAAATAAAATCGTCTAATATTAAGAAAACAGAATACGATACAGAAACCAAAAAATTGATAACAGAGTTCAATAATGGTTTTAAATATGAATATGATAATGTACCTCATCAGGTATATACTGCCTTTAGAAAAGCCCAATCTCAAGGGCAATTTTTTATTACAAACATTTCAAAGAAATTTAAATATAAAAAACTATAAGTTATTGAGTATTTATATGTAATGAGTAATGCCCAAAAAATACTTAATAGTTTTTCAGTTAAAGAAACCCTTAACCCAAAAGTATGGGAAGACTATGAAAGTGCTGAAAACGCAACCATGAAACCTAAAGTCAGAAAGGCTCTTATGCGAATCGCAGAAGAATTTATTGAAGATTTGGGTGATGACGTATTTGTTGAAGACATTTATCTTATGGGATCATTAGCAAATTTTAATTGGTCAGAATATTCTGATTTTGATTTACACGTTATTGTTGATTTTGAAAGATATGGAAAACAAGAAGACCTTTATAAAGAACTTTTTGATTTAAAAAAGAAACTTTTTAACGACAAACATGATATTAAAATTTTTGGATATGATGTTGAGGTTTATGCTCAAGGTATTTCAGATGAATCTCATAGTGATGGAGTTTATTCTGTTATGAATAACGAATGGATTCACAAGCCGAAAAAGACACATAAAAATTTAGATATGTCAGTTTTAAAAACCAAAATAAAAAGTTGGACCGATAAAATTGATGATGCAATTGAAGACGCAAAATCTGAAGGAAATGCTGAAACTTTAAAAGGGTTAAAAGACAAATTAAAAGATTATAGACAATCGGGATTAGATAAAGATGGTGAGTTTTCTTATGAGAATTTAGTTTTTAAATATCTTAGAAGGTCTGGTCATATTGGAAAACTTTTTGACGAAAAAACTAAAATTAAGGATAAAGAGTTGTCTGTAGAAACACAAATTCAAGAAATCCGTAAATAATTAGTATAAATCGTATATTTATAAAGAAAAAATTAAATGGCATTAGTTACATATCTCATAGGTTATTGTGGTGGTGGCCCTGCAATATTAGTTGATTTTGATAGTTCATCATTGCCTGCAGTTAACGGTAATTACTATTTAACATTTACAGGTGGAACAATAGCAGGATGTTATGACATCATTGATAACGCAGAACCAGCAACTGGTATTGATAAAGTTTTAACATTATCTGTTGATTATACTGATTGTGCGACTTGTCTAGCAGTTGTAACTCCAACTCCAACTGCAACCGTAACAAAAACACCAACACAAACACCGACCAATACACCAAGTCATACTCCAACAAATACCGCAACTTTAACACAAACACCAACCAATACACCAACTCTAACAAAAACGCCAACACCAAGTGTAACAACAACCAATACACCAACTCTAACAAAAACGCCAACACCAAGTGTAACAACAACTAATACACCAACACCAAGCGTAACTACAACACAAACAGGAACACCAAGAGTAACAACAACTAAAACACCAACACCAACTGTAACACCAACTAACACAGGAACACCAAATGTAACACCAACAAATACGGTAACAAAAACACCAACTCCAACACAAACAGGAACGCCTAAAGTAACTCCAACTAATACACCAACACCAACTCATACACCTTTTTTTACAGGTATTTCAGTAAATGCTCTTTATCAATATACCGATGATATGTTTGGTTCTTTCAGTGGAGGAACTTGGCAACCATCTTATGGACCAGTGCCATATGCTGTATATACTAACAGTAATGGTACAGAAGAGGTAATTCAATTAAATGCAATATCTCTTGGAGGATTTAACGGATTAAATAATTAAAAAAAATAAAAATACAAAATATGTCAGATTTAAAAGCAATAGGAAGTGAAAAGCTTACAGGCCAAAATAAATTGAATAGAATAATGGAAATTGCTCGTTTTAATGAAGTAATTCCATCTAAAATTAATGAAACTTCAAATTCAGAATATAATATCTCTCTTGCCGATGGTTATAAATATGAAATTGTAAAAGAAAGACAAGGTTATATTATTAAGAAAAATATTAATGAATCTGAAGCTGATTATATTGAGCCAATGAAAAATAGAAAATACTATTCTTCATATTCTCAAGCTCTAAAAAGATTAAATTTATTAACTAAAGAAGTTAATAGACTTGCTGAAAATGAAGAAGGTACTTCTTTATTTGGTGAACAAAAAAAGTTCACTTTAAAATTACCAACACCAGCTCCAGCTCCAGCTCCAGCTCCAGCTCCTGAAGTTGCAGCCGCTCCACCAGCAGAACCACCAGCGGTTCCGTCACCAGAATTACCTCCATCACCTGATATGGGCATGAGTGCTGACGCAGGTGTAGATATGGGAGGAGAAGATGTAAATGTTGATATGAACTCGGATATGGGAGGAGAAGATGTAAATGTTGATATGAATGATGATATGGGTGCTGATGCAGGAGATGCTGAAGAACAAGTTACATTCAAAACAATTCAAAAACTTACTGGTAAATTAACACAAAAAATTAGAACATTAGATAATGAAGAAGGAATGACTTCTGAAAATATCAAATATGTTATTAATATGGTTTTATCATCTTTAGATTTGAAATCATTAAGTGAAGAAGACAAAGATGATATTATGTCAAAATTTGATGAAGCTGAGGAAAGAGAAGAAGGTGGAGATGATATGGGAGGTGAAGATATGACCGATGATAGTGAAGTTGAAAATATTCAAGCGGATATGGATGTACCTGTTGAACAAACAGGAGCTGAAATGGCAGAATATGGTAACGGAGCAATCATGGATAGTATTTTTAAAGAATCTAAAGTTGATAAAGTAATTTCGAAATATTTTGAAGTAACAAAACAAGAAATAAGAGAATCTGCAAATAAAAAAGCACAAAAACAAATCAAAATTAAATCTGAAGTTAAAAAGAAAATGGATTCAGTTATTAAATTAACAGAAACTATTGAACAAGAATTGGCGGCTAAGAAATTTTTAGAAAAAAATTCTAACTATAACTTTATCGGAATTACTAATAAGAAAAATTTGGTGTTTGAAAATAACGGAAAACAAAAAAGAATTTCAACAGAAGGAAATGTTATATGAGTAATTTAATCTACGTAAATGGTTTGGGACCTAATTATAAGGGAGACAATCTTTACGAGTTTATTTTTTCTGATGATTTAGATGTATGGGGAGAATATTGGGAGAGTAAACCATCTAATGGTTATCCAACTCCACCTGAATTAAAATATATTAAAAAAGTAGGAGTACTGAGAAATACTGATATAAAATTAGAATTGATTCAGAACTCCGATTTTTTTTGTATGATAGATGCAATGGATGATGTTGTTGCATTAGCCTGGGAAACCGAAGAATCTGAAGGACAAAAAAGATTGGTATTTAGATTTGGAGAAACAGAACAAAAAATAAAAGATAAACTCTATGAAAGAGATTTGATTCTAGAATTTGAAAAGAAAGTCGTGTATGAAAACTAACATAAAAGCCCTTGAATTAATTGAAAAAGGAATGACAGCCAAAACTGTTTCTAAATTAACTGAATCTCAAATTAATATTTTATATTCAAAATTACTTGGTGAACAAGTATCAGGAAAAGGTGTTACAACCATAAGTAGTAAAAATCCACAAGCACCTCAAATTGCAAAAAACTTGAATGCTCAAGGTGTTAATGTTTCAATGACTGAAATTGAGGAAGACGAAACCGACGATTTAACTGATTCTGACGCATTGGCTACTGATGCATTACAAAATGTTACAGGGCAAGACGATCCACACGATGAAAATGATATGGGTAAAGATGGAATGGACGATGACTCAGATAATAATAGAAAAATGATGGGTATGGCAGAAGCTAAACATAAAGAAAACAAACCAAATCCCTGGGCTATTTGCCATTCTCAGGTAGGACCAAAAAAATCAAGAAAGTGGGAAAGATGTGTTAGAGAAGTAAAAAAACAATTGGGAGAAGGAAAAAATCCTGTATCTTTGTTTTTAGAAAACGAAATTATGAAAATTGTTGAAAGAAATATTTTACCAAGAATTACTAAAGGAGATTTAATTAAACATCTTAATGAAGAAGAAAATTTTGCAACAAAACATCTTCAATCATTTGGAAAAAAATCATCTCCAAAAGTTAAGAAAGAAGTTGATGAACAAAATCCTTCTCCGGCACCAACAACAAAACCAGCTCCAACTAAACCTGGAACTAAAACACCACCAAAACCAAGACCAAGTCATCCTGGAAAAAATCCAAATCCTGGTGAAAAAGATGCTCCAAAGGCACAAAAAACTTCACCTGAAAAGGCTAAAAATGAAATAATTGATACTATTATTAAAATGTTAGAAAAATAAAAATGGGAAAGAATTTAAAAGAACAAATAGATTACGGAAATAGGCGTGAAAGAATGGACCCTAATTTGGAAAGAAAATTAGGAGACCCTGAAAGTTTATATGCAAAAAATCCTGCAATGAAAAAAGGGACTCAAGATGTTCAAAGATTAATAAGCCAAAGATTTGGTAAAGTTGCCGACAAACTTAAAGAAGTTACAGGTAATCAAAATATTGATTCTAAACAAGTTCAAGGAATGATTTATCAAGAAATGATGAGAAAACTTCCTAATATCATGAGAATTGAAAGTGCTCATAAAGAAGAACTTGAACAATTAGCAGTTGATGCATCTTTAGAAGAAGGTGAAGTACCTGAAGATTGGTATCAGATTGATGCTAAATTGGGTATGCCAGATACTTCTAATTTTAGATTTAATCCTGAAGAACCTGAAGATGAAGAAGATGATGAAGAGGAAAATGAAACCCCTCAAATCCCATCATTTGATATTGAAGATTTAACTGATGAAGAAGAATTAGAATTAGAAAAACATAAGAGAAATATCATAAATGCTATTATTCAAGGAGCTGCAAAAAAAGGTCATTATCTTTTTCAAAAGCCATCAGTAAAAGCAAGATTAGATGCTATTGACCCTTCATTATATAGAGATTATTTAGGAATTATGGCAATCAATGATTTCCTGTATTTTACTATGGAACAAATGATTGAAATGATGAGTGAAACAGGACAAGGTATTGCTGGTAAAGTAGAATTAGGTGATTCAGATGATGAAGATGAAGGTGGTGAAGGTGGAGAAGAAACTCCTGACACAAAAATTACTGCAACAGGAATGATTTTCCCAATATTATGTCATGAAATAATCAAAGGGTTAGAAGAAGCAAAAGGAAGACATGGACATTCTAAAAATCCTGATATTCGTGAAAAAGTTAGAGGTGCTGTTGATGTATTATCTAACGAACCAATGCAATTGAGAATAGGACCTGAAATTGTAGAAAAACTTAGATTTGCATTACCCGACAGAATGTTTGACGAATCAAACAAAGGTCTAATAAACTGGTTCCATATCTTGTTATACCAAATACCTGCTCAAGAATTTTTGGCAATTATAGGAAACGCCATATCTGAAGATGACTCTAAAGTAAGAAAGGCAACTTCAAAATTTGAAGAAATTATGAAAGAAGCTCAAAATATGAAAGATGAATTTGAGGAATATAAAGAAGAAAAAGATATTGATTCTGACGAAAATGATGATGAAGATGAAGACGGATTAGATGATTTCTTAGGTAGTTTGGGAATATCAAGACCCAAATAAAATTTTGTGACTAAAGAACAATTAATTATAGAAGTTACGAAGTGCATGAGGAACACACCTTACGCACTTCGTACTTATTTACAGACATTTGATAATACCGTATCCAAATACGTTCCATTAGATTTATTTCCAGATCAAATCAAACTAATTGAAGATTATGATGCTTACAATGAAAATGTGGCATTAAAGTATAGACAAGCAGGTGTATCTACTGTTACCGCAGCATGGGCATCAAAAAAAGTAGCATTTGCCAAAAAAAGTAAGCCAGAAAAAATTCTAATCATTGCCAATAAATTGGATACTGCCGTAGAAATGGCAAATAAAGTTAGAGGTTTTACAGAACAATGGCCTGCTTGGGTAGGCATTGGATTCTCACAAGAAAAAAACTCACAAAGACATTTCAAACTCAATAATGATTGTGAGGTTAAAGCCGTTGCGACATCAAAAGATGCCCTTCGTGGTTATACCCCAACCATACTGATATTTGATGAAGCTGCATACATTGAAGCAGACAGTGATTTCTGGTCTGCTTGTATGGCCTCACTATCTACGGGTGGTAAGGTTATTGTTGTATCCACACCAAATGGATATGACCCAATCTATTATGAAATTTATGACCAGTCATTAAGAGGAATGAATGATTTCAAAATCTCTGAAATGTACTGGTATAAAGACCCAAGATATACAAAAGATTTGTATATGGTTAAAACTCCTGATTTAGTTCATTTTTTATTAAACAGAGAAGAGTACCCTAAAGATACTATTGTTAGTTTACATAATGAAAATCCTTATGAAAGAGATTTAGAAGTAGTTAAAGACTATATGGACCAAGGATACAAACCATGTTCATCTTGGTTTGAAGGAATGGTTAAAAAATTAAAATTTGATAGAAGAAGAGTTGCCCAAGAGTTGGAATGTAACTTTTTAGGTTCAGGTGATAACGTATTTGATTCTGATTTAATGCAGAACATTTCCAAAAATCAAGTAAGAGAACCACAAGCCAAAATGATGGGAGGAAATCTTTGGATATTTAAAGAACCTGAAAACGGACATAAGTACGTTATGGGTGTGGATGTATCCAGAGGGGATTCTGAGGATTTTAGTTGTATTGAGATAATTGACTTTGATACAAGGGAACAAGTTCTTGAATATGTCGGAAAAGTCCCACCAGACGTAACTGCAGAGATAGCCTATAAGTGGGGAACAATGTATAATGCTTATTGTGTGGTAGATTTAACTGGTGGAATGGGGGTTGCTACTGCAAGAAAAATGCAAGAATTACAATATGCTGGTGGAATGTATGTTGATAATATTGATACAAGTAATAAGTGGAAATACGATCCAAAATTAAATGAAAAAATTCCTGGTATAAATTTCAATAATAAAAGAGTTCAAATTATTGCTTCTCTTGAAGAAGCGGTTAGACATGAATTTAAAGTTTATTCACATAGATTATATAATGAAATGAATACTTTTATCTATGTAAATGGAAGACCTGACCATCAAAAAGGTCATCATGATGACTGTATTATGGCAATATCTATGGCAATTTATGTTGCAGAAAAATCTTTTCAATCTCTCACAAAAGTTGTTAATCATACAAAAGCTATGTTAAATTCTTGGTCTACAGTGGTTAATGAAAATAAAAATTCTTCAGAATTTTTTAATCCAATGGTCCCACAAATGGGACGAGATAGTAGACAATATAACTCTGGTCCAACAAAAAAAGACTATGAAACATATGGTTGGTTATTTGGTGTTAAATAACTATTTATATTATTAAAGTAACAACTTAAAATTACAATATGAGTAATCAAAATCTAACCGTTTGGCAACGTTTGTCCAAAACTTTTGGGCCAAATTCTTTGTTGAATCAAGATTATCCAACTTTTAAGTTTGATAAAAAAGAATTATTGCGTACCCCTAATCGTGATGAATATGAAAAGGAAAAATTACAAGCGCAACAAACATTTTATTTATCAGGTCAATGGGCAAAAGTTGAGAATAATATGTATTCTCAGGCAATGTACTATGAGCCAACAAGACTTTCTGCTCAGTATGATTATGAATCAATGGAGTATACTCCTGAGATTTCAGCAGCATTAGATATCTACGCCGAAGAATCAACTACAACAAATGAAGACGGATTTATTTTACAAATTTATTCTGAATCAAAACGTATTAAATCTGTATTGGCTGATTTATTTAATAACTCTTTGGATATTAACACCAACTTACCAATGTGGACAAGAAATACTTGTAAGTATGGTGATAACTTTGTTTACTTAAAACTTGACCCTGAAAAAGGTATTGTTGGAGTTCAACAACTTCCAACAATTGAAATTGAAAGACATGAAGCAGGTGCAGGCGCAAAAATAACAGTTAATATTGAAAAACCTGAAAAACCAAAAGCATTAGAATTTACTTGGAAAAATAAAAATATGACTTTCCAATCATGGGAAATTGCGCATTTTAGATTATTAGGTGATGATAGAAAACTTCCGTATGGTACTTCTATGTTAGAAAAGGCAAGAAGAATTTGGAAACAATTATTATTGTCTGAAGATGCGATGTTAATTTATCGTACATCAAGAGCCCCTGAAAGAAGAATGTTCAAAGTATTTGTGGGAAATATGAATGATGATGATGTGGAAGCATATGTTCAACGTGTTGCCAATAAATTTAAAAGAGAACAAATTGTTGATAAAAATACAGGTAATGTAGATATGAGATTTAATCAAATGGCGGTTGACCAAGATTATTTCATTCCTGTTAGAGATCCGGCAGCTCCTGATCCAATTACAACATTACCAGGAGCAACAAACTTATCTGAAATTGCGGATATTGAATATATTCAAAAGAAATTATTAACAGCCCTTCGTGTTCCAAAAGCATTTTTAGGATTTGAAGAAGTTGTTGGTGATGGTAAGAATTTAGCATTAATGGATATTCGGTTTGCCAGAACAATTAATAGAATTCAAAAAAGTATGTTGCAAGAATTAAACAAAATTGCAATTGTACATCTATTTTTATTAGGATTTGAAGATGAACTTTCAAACTTTACATTAGGACTTAGTAATCCATCAACACAGGCAGACTTGTTGAAAATTGATGTATGGAAAGAAAAAGTTTTGCTTTACAAAGACCTTGTTGCAGATCCAGGAAATGGTATTCAAGCGACTTCATCTACATGGGCTAAAAAACACATTTTTGGATGGTCTGATGAAGAAATTAGATTGGATTTACAACAACAAAGAATTGAAAGAGCTGTGGGAGAAGAACTTAAAGCAACTCCAACAGTTATTAGTAAAACAGGAATATTTGATAACATTGACAAGTTATATGGTTCATCTTCAGGAGGAACGGCATCATCAACATCAACTGAACCTGCTCCACCTGGTGGAGATTTAGGGGGAGGTGATTTAGGAGGAGCGCCACCACCACCAGCACCAGAAGGAGGAACTGAAGCACCCCCAACTGAAGGAGCTGTAACACCAGAATCAAGAATGGATAATCTCAATATGTTAGTTGAAAGTAACCTAATTGAGGGCACACAATTTTTAGATTTAGGACAAGGTCAAGATTCTTTAGGAGAAATGTCAAAAGAATTGGATAAGTTACTAAATTCATAATATTTATATCAAAACTACCACTAATGACTTTCGGACAAATAAAATCCATAATTGAAACAAGCTTAATAGAATCCTACAAGAATGAGTCGGATTTTAAAAAATCTTTAAGAGAATTCAAACATAATGTATTGAATAATAAACCTATGTCAAAGGTCTATTCATTATATGACCAATTAACTACCCCACAAGGATTGTCTGAGTCAGATGCCAAAGAATTCTTAGAAGAAGGTATTAATATTATCCAAAAATTATTAAAAGAAATTAAACTACCTAAAACAATTTCCGAATCAAAAAATGAATATTCTGATATTGATACGTTAGTTTATATAAATAAAATTAATTTATCCGAAAGAGTTAGTTCAAAGAAAAAAATCATTAATGTTTTAATCTCAGAAAAAAAAACATTAAAAGAAAGTATTAATATTCCAATTAAATCAATGGTTAGTATTGCCAATCAAACTCTTAGAAGTTATATTGAAAACCTTACTGAACATGATAAAAAAGAATTTTTACAATTAATTTCTGAAGATACTAAAACTTTAGAAACTAAATTTGAAACACTTAGAGAAAGTACTATAGTTAAATTAAATTCTATTTTGGAAAAAGAAGAAGAGTTTGAAATAAAAACAAAAATTTCTGAAACAATAGATAGAATTAAAAATGAAAAATTTGACCAATTAAATTTCTTAAAACTAAAAAATTTAGAAGGGTCTATTTAATTCTTTTTACTCTGAATATATTTCGCCTTTAAAAGTTCGGTTCTTTTTAGAACCGATTTTTTTTTATACTCTTTTTTTTCAAATAAAAGTTGATTCTGTTTTGTCTTAATTACTTTAGATTTTAACAATTTTAAAGCCCTATCAATGTTCTCGTTATTTTTTATTTCAATTATTATCATATATTAAAAATATCTAATTTTTATAAAAATTTTGATTATTAACTTTATATTTGTTATTATTTTAACAAATAAACTCATAACAATATGAAAATTAATGAAAAAAGGGAAAAGTGTTAAAATAAATTTATATAATCCAATTAAATCCACTTATGGAACCGTAGATTCCAAAAATTTAAAATCAGTATACATAAACATACAATCATGGGTTACACCAAAATTTGAACAGGATAATTGGACCCGAATAGTTGGGAATTTAAATAGAGAAATAAAACATTCAGTTTTTAATTCAATTCCATTAGAACTCTTTAAAGAAAAAAGTATTGTTGATTTAGACCTACGAACAAGTGGAATATCACACGGAAAAAAATCATTTTTTAATTTGGAAGTTAATCTCTACACAATCATTGATGTAGATTTTAAATCTCAAGAAATTAAAGATTCAATTAAAAAAATTATTAAAAATATCTTTAATAATAATATTATTGAAAACAAGTATTTTGATTTTTCAACATCAAAAAAATAAACTAATCAATAAACTATCTATTATTAGATATTTATTTTAAAACAATTGATGAAAAAATTAAGAATATTAGAAGCAAACGAACTTGGACATGGAATCTTAGTTGAAATGGATGCCGGTTACATATCTCCAAAAGATAAACTTAATGCCGATATTTTAAAAGAAGCCGCTAATTTGGATTATAGAAATCCATTTGAATTTTATGCGGTATTACAAAAATATAATACACCAAACAGAAATGGTAGATTTTATCCTGAAAAGATTCTTAAAAGAGAAGCCGAAAACTATAAAAAGGCAATTGCTAAAGGTTTATCAACATCAGAACTAAATCACCCTGAATCATCACTAATTGATTTAGATAGAGTATCACATCTCATCACAGATATTTGGTGGGAAGGAAATATATTGATGGGTAAAATAAAACTTTTAACATCACCAGGTTTTCATGAAACAGGTGTGGTATCAACTAAAGGAGATATTGCGGCTAACTTAATGAGACAAGGAGTTACTATGGGAGTTTCCTCAAGAGGAGTTGGGTCATTAAAAAAAGTTGGAGAAAGAAATGAGGTTCAAGATGATTTTGAATTAATTTGTTTTGACTTAGTATCATCACCATCAACACCTGGAGCATATCTTTTTGTAAACCCTGAAGATAGAAATAAATATGAAGAAAATTTAGACGAAGAAAAAAATCGTAAAGATTCAAATCAATTTGTAGACAAGTCTGTTGACTTAATGAAAAAATTAAACGATTTTTTAGGAAAATAATTAAAAATGGAAGAAAAATATTTTGTAGCAAAAATTCAGTATGACTTACCTGATGAGAATTCAGGAAAAATTAAAAAAATTAGAGAAGAAAAACTTGTTAGAGGTTATTCTGTTACCGATGTTGAAGCAAAGGTTACAAAGAAGTATGAAGGGTTCACACATGATTGGAGAATAACTTCAGTATCTGAAAGTAAAATTGATGAAGTAATTGAGTAAAATCAATTAATTAATGAATAAAGTGGTCCATGACCACTTTTTTTGTTTTATGGAAATATTTATTATAAATAAATAATTTAAGTGTCTTATTGCAAAATAAGTCTCTTTGTTATCGTATAACATAAACTTTTTTCAAGTTGACACTATTTATAAGTTAAATAAATAATTTTTCATGCAAGAAAATAAAAATTTAGTACAAGAGGCTCTTATTCAAATGAAACAAGTTGAAGAAGCTATTGCCGAAAATGCAAAAGGAATACTTCATTCTACAATGAAAGAAGAAATCAATCAATTAGTAAAAGAATCTCTCTCAGAACAAGATGATGAAGAAGAGATTGGTCTAGATACAGACATGGACGACACAGATGTAGATACTGACGTAGATACTGATGTTGACATGAATGTAGATAACGATGAAATGGATATGGATGTAGATACAGACATGGACATGGATTCAGAAGAAAGTCCTATAGATTTAACTGACGCATCTGATGAAGAAATTCTGAAAGTGTTCAAAGCTATGGGTGAAGAAGATGGTATCATTGTTAAAAAAGATGGTAACAATATTCACCTAACAGATGACGACGCTGATACAGAATATCTTGTTAAGCTTGGTGAGTCTGAAGAAGACGAAGAAATAAATATGAATGAAATGGATGAAATTATGAACCAAGAAACAGACGAATCAGTACAAAAAATTATTGATACTATTTTCTCTAAAAACGGAGACACATCAGAAGTTGATTTGGATGATGTAGAATCTGATGATGATTCAGATATGGAAATGGATGAAGAAGTCGTTTACGAAATTCATTTAGATGATGATGATGATGATGAAGAATCGGATACGGAAATGGACGAACAAGACAATGATGATGAAGAATCAGACATGGAAATGGACGAACAGGACGAAGATGATGAAGAATCAGACATGGAAATGGACGAACAGGACGAAGATGATTCTGACATGGATGAATCTTACATTAGAGAAGGTAAATCAACAATTAAACCTAAAGGTGTTGGAATTGGCTCAGGACCTAAATTCGCTTACAAGAAATCTGCTGGCGGATTTAAAGAGGACAAAAAACAAGGTCCTAAATCAGTAGGTACTGGTAAAGCAAAATTTGAATACAAGAAAGGTGGTAACATGGAAGGTAAATCTAAAATTGTTAAAGCTGAAACTAAAGAAGGTCAAGGATACAAAGATAAAGAAGATGAAAGATTGGCTATGAAGCACGGTAAAATGGCTTCAAAAGATCTTAAATCTACTAAAGCTCGTAGAGATGATGCTGGATTTGAAAAAGCTGAAACTAAAGAAGCTGCAAGAACTTATGGTATGGGTTCTAAAGAAGGCAGAGGTTTGAGAAAAGGTATCACAAACAACAGAAATTACAATTACAGTAATTCTGGAGTTAAAGTAGAATCTACAAACGCAGAAGTTAGTATGTTGAGAGAAAAGAACGATGAATATAGAAAAGCATTGAATGTTTTCAGAGAAAAACTTAATGAAGTTGCAATCTTCAATTCAAACTTAGCTTACGCTACAAGATTGTTCACAGAACATTCAACAACTAAAAAAGAAAAAATAAATATCCTTAGAAGATTTGACGGAGTTGAAACTTTAAAAGAATCAAAAAGTCTTTATAAGTCTATCAAAGATGAATTAACTAAAGGAGACACACAACCAATTACTGAATCAGTTGAAACAAAATTAAACAAACAAGTTTCTACAGGTTCATCAGTTAATCTAATTGAGTCTAAAACATATGAAAATCCTCAGTTCTTAAGAATGAAAGATTTGATGTCTAAATTAGGTTAATAAAAAATAAATTAAAAAACAAAACAATACTAAAATGGGAGCATTATTAGAATCAGGTCTTGTTGGTAACATCGGTCTTAAGCACCTTAAAGTTATCAAAGAAGATACAATCAACAAATGGGACAAATTAGGCTTTTTAGAAGGTCTTAAAGGTCACATGAGAGAAAACGTAGCACAATTATACGAAAACCAAGCATCATTTTTAATCAATGAAGCATCATCTACTTCTGATACAGGAGCATTTGAAACAGTGGTTTTTCCAATCGTTAGACGTGTATTCTCTAAACTATTAGCAAACGATATCGTTTCAGTACAAGCTATGAACTTACCAATCGGTAAATTGTTCTATTTTGTACCTAACATTCAAGCTTACGAAACAGGTGGAGCAGAATATGGTAATGGTGGAACACACTACGCACCTTACGGATCACCAAATGGTCCAGATAGTCCTAACGCAGGTTATGATTACAATGTAGGTAAAGATCTTTATGATAGATTTTATGAAGGTACAGAACCAGCATTAGACCCTCCAGGTTTGTTTGACTACTCTAAAGGTGAGTTCTCAGCTGTAACAGGTACTGCAGTAACTGCACTTTGGAATAACACAACATTAAACTTAGAACCAGCTGCTTACGCTTTAACTGATTACAGAAAAGTATTAGTTATTATGTCAGGTTTTGCATCTGATGCAGCAGGTAAATTAATCGGACCAGATGGTAACCCAATCGACAACGAATCTTTCTTGTCTGATTTGACTATTTGGGGTATCGGTACTAACACAACTACTTCAGGCACAGGTCAAGGTGGTGGATCAGGTCCTTACTTATTCAGAGTTGTAACTCAAAGATATGGTAAAGGTATCGTTCAATACGGTAATAACAACCAAACATTAACTTTCCCTAACAGTAAAACAGGTGGTGGTCAATACGACAACATTTGTGACGCTCAAGGTTTCATTTACTTAGAGGTTGATTTACAAGTTCCAGTATGTATTACTTGTGGCGGTTCTATGGACGGTTACACAGGTTCTACTTTCTCTTCTTCAACAGCAAATAACAACGCTTTCGTTCCTACTTATAGAATCTATAAGAACTTGGAATTTGAAGATAAAATCGGTGAGGTTTCATTTGACTTAATGTCAGTAACAGTTTCTGTGACTGAAAGAAAATTAAGAGCACAATGGTCTCCTGAA